GGTGCACCGTCTACATTTAACATTGTAAACTGTCCGGCCTTAAATTTATATTCGTCTGTTTTAGTTAACTTGAATTTGAATAGAGTATCGGTATAATGTTCTACCTCTTTTACTCTTAAGATACCATCTTTTTCTTTTAGAAACGCATCATATTCTACTTTGAATTCTTCTTCTGTTAAAGAGTGCCAGCCTCTACATCCGTCTGGAGATCTTCCACAACCACATGCCATATATTCTAGTTTAGTTTAGTTCTTAATAAATAGTGAAATGTACTTTAACTAAGCAACTAATTTCCAATTTTTCTCTTCATTAAATGCTGCTATTTCATATGGATGGTCTGAATAACAGAAGCCCATATTATAGTATCTAGTCATCCAGCTTGGTGATTGTAAGTAGTGTTGGTATTCATGAACGATAGTTTGAGCTAAATCTTCTGCACTGTGAATATTCTTATAGTATATTACAATAGTATTATAGTCAAAGATATACTCTGCAATTGGATTATCATCTTCTGTGTAAACAGAATGAACATAAGGTTGAAACTCTATGTAAGGAGTGCTATCATGAAACTTACTTAATCCGTAAACTTTCTCACAATTGTTTAAATACTTCTCAGCTAATCTTCTTGTAGTTCTTAAATGCATAACCTTTTCTTTTTTTAACTACCTTAATATAAGAAGAATAATTCAGACTACAAACTTTAATTTGATAAAGGTGCTTTTATTGCAGGATGTGAAATATAGTTCTCAAACTCTACTTCAAACTCTCCATTTAGAATATCAGATGAAATAATCTTAAGAGTAGGAAGATCAAATGAAGTTCTTTTTATCTGTTCCTTCGCCTGTTCTATATGGTTTGTGTATAGATGTGTATCTCCTAGAGATCCTATGAGAGAACCAGGCTTATAACCTGTCTCATACGCTATTAGACTAAGTAGCAGACCATATGAGGCTATATTAAAAGGTACTCCTAAAAATGTATCTACACTTCTTTGATTCCACATTAGGTCTAAATACTCTCCTCTAACATTTATCTGGAATCCGTAATGACAAGGAGGTAATGTCATCTCATGTAATTCACCTACATTCCAAGCCGATACCATCAATCTTCTACTATTTGGGTTCTTCTTTATTGAGTTAAGAAGATTTAATATCTGGTCTATACCATTCCAATCAGTCCATTGCTTTCCATATATTGGACCTAACTCACCCCACTCCTCTGCGAACTCATCATCGGTTTTGATTTTGTTGATGAACTCTTCCATTGTATCTGGAGTAAATTGATAAGGGGCTGGTTCAAACTTATTTCTATAATTCTTATAAGCATCACCATTCCAAATATTACAACCGTTATCAACTAAATACTTGATATTAGTATCTCCTTTTAGAAACCATTTCAGTTCAGTCATCATAGTTTTGACTGCTATCTTCTTTGTTGTTAGGAGAGGAAAGCCTAATGACATCTCATGTCTAAATTGTCTACCAAATACTGATAATGTTCCGGTTCCGGTTCTATCTTCTTTTATTTGACCTTTCTCAATAATGTATTTGAGGAGGTCTTGATATTGACTATCTAAAAAATTCATTTCCAAAAAGCTTGTAGTAAAATAATTATAATTGCAAGACTAAGTATGACACCTGTCTTAAGGTCGATTGTCTGATTTAAGTGTAGTGTAGTAAGAACTGTAAAGGAAAATATACCAGTTGTAAATCCTATAATTCTTGCCGGCCATAATTCTCCTTCAAAAGCACTTACTGTGTACGTTGTTCCGTAAATATAACACATCCCAACAGGTACTCCAACTATTGCCGACATAAGTAACGGATGTTCTTTTATCCAACTACTTATAAATTGCCCATTAGTCTGGTACCAGGCTATGCTCTGTCCGAGAGTAAATAACACGGCTCCTAAAAGTAGCTCTTTAATTTTCATAATAAGGTATAACTGTTATTCGATTGGGCCGAATTGTTCTTCAAGTTTTTTAAGAACAAACTCTACTTCTTCTTTCTTTTCCGGTTCGTTGTAAAATGGTAAATGTATAAATTTATAAGAACCGAACTCACGTTCTAAAAACTTCTCTGCTGAATACCAACTTAAGTATCCTATATCTGTTTGATTTTCTTTTAAGTATAGGTAAAGTAGACATTGCTCTAATAATGTAGGGCTTACTTCTTCTAATATGTCCGCTGGTATTTTACTGAGTATTCTTTTGTAAATCTCTCTAACAATAGTTGGATTTTTTACCATCAGAAAAGAATGGTTAGGTACTATATTAAAATCAGGATATATTATATCATCCTTAAATATATCAACCAACAAGTCTCGATAAGGTCTTACATATCCTCCAAATACGTAATCTATTCTAGCATACCCTGCTAGATTTATTAAATCAACTTCTGTATATGCGTATGTAATAGTGTGTGTAGATATAATCTCTTCCAGTATTACAGAGTCAAAGTCTAAATGAATATATGGCTCTTTCTCAGCAATCATTGCATATATTTTTGGTACACTATAAACCCTTCCTTTATAATTTTCTATTTCAGGAAGAATATGATACTCATCAAAATAAATTCCGTGTCTATCAAATAGCTTTCCACTTTCTTCATCGGAGTACAGAACTGTTCTATAATACTTAGAAGCAGACTTAACACTATATGCAGCTAGTTTCCAAAACGTTTTATCTAAAGGTTTACGTTGGTCTGAGAATATTTTGTAGCTATATATTGCTTTCATTTGGTTATGAATAGATTACAATTTTTGTATTTGTAGATTCGTTAATTAGACGTCTTAGTACTCTTCTTCCAAGTGGTCTTTTTGATACCATTTGGTAAGTTAACCCTTCTACTGTAATATGCTGTCCTGTAACAACAGTGTCGGCAATTCTTGCGTTAATTTTGGTTGAAGGTACAAAAAATAATTTGTTCATAACATTTGTCTTTAATAGATTAATATATCTAAATATATGAAAAATATACTGTTTTGACAACTAAATCACAGTATTTTTTGTGCTTATTTCTTTAAATTTATCTTCTCCAACTAAATGATGGTAGTTGTTGTATTTTTTCATCTCACATACTTTCCAGTTACTTATAGTAGCTATTTTATCTAAATTGTACTGTAAAGCTGCTATAGAAGGGCATACTCCTGTATGGTATGTAAATTGAGTTCTTTCTTCTATTTTATTATCCACATACCAATTTCTTAAAGCGTAATATGCGTCTTTAATAGCTTTTATTTTATGTTCACTGTTGATTTTTAATATACCTACATTCAAATAGGTATTTACATCTTTAGTAAAAATACCATAACCTTCATGTCTTAAATGTTCAAACAAATGGCTGTACAGTACTAACTCTTTTACCTTACCTCTTCTATCTACATACACATCAAAATTGTCTGGAAGTATTAAAGGTGAGTTTAAAAAGATATCGTAATCTGTAAGTATACTATTGCTTTCAAGTTTATCTATAATCTTCATTTTTATATCATCCATAAATTGAAGATTGTCTATTTCTACTAATCTTATCTCCGGAAAAATATCTTCTACATACGGTAATGTCTCCCTATCGGTATATAGTACTATAGAATGGTACTTACTGTTATGTAGGTATGCTTTATTTAGGAGTTTAACGTATTTTTCTATACTGTTACCGCTAAGTTTGATTGAATAGGTATAAATTAAATTAAGCATGTTTTTTTATTCTCGTTTATAATGTCAGAATTCATGAATCCGACAAGTGACCATCTTTTATTCATAAGAATACTCTTACCGTTGTGTTTAAAATACTGTTCGGTAAAATCATATGGGGGTTTAACTCTATGTCCTTCTTCAGGTGAAAAGTATATAACATCTCCTACTTGTGGTTTAATGATAGTTCCATTAGTAAACTCTATTTCTCCTCCTTGATAGTTATCATTTAAGTACATAACATATGTCCATTCATTTTCATGTCGGTGATATTTGTCATGATTAGGAGCTTTGCTATGTGTTTCATCTATTGTCTGTAGTATAAAGTCCCTATAGTGTTCTTTTGGAAAAGAATACGAAAGTTTTAATTTATCTATGTAGTCTAAAATCTCTACTGCTTCAATATTATACTTATAGCCGTCTGTTATAATATGGTTAGGTTTTGTATCATACCATAAAGTGAGTAGCTTGTTTACCTCTCTATCCGACAGTACGTTATGTTTAACTGTTATCATAGTAAAGTTTTAGGATTCTCAAGGTTATAAATAGATAACCATGTGACCATAACTAATCTATTTCCTCCTTCTATTAATTTTAGTTCATGAGTTAATGACGAATCAAATAATATTGTATTGCCTATTGTCTTTTCAAAAAGTACACCCTTAACATACATATCACCTCCAGAATAATCTTCTTTAGAGGATAGCTGCACTAATAATGTTTTTCTTCTAATTGGATGGTTTCTCCCTGAATCTATGTGAGGGGCGAAGAATCCACCTTTACCGTAATGTATAATTTTATATGTAGGAACAGATTTCACTCCTAATTGTTTAACTCTACTAGCAACAAAATCTAAACGTGACTGTTCAAATACTTCTCTTTCTTGTATATTTTTAAATCTATAATTTATACGATGTGACTCCCACCATTTAGTATCTTCTACTGGTGGGTATATAGTTGATTGTGCGGATTTCAACCACTCACATTCTTCTGCTGTAAATAATACTTTTTGATCAATCATAATAAACTTTTCTTAGTATTAAAATGAAACTCTTCTAAAAAAGCTACTATAACCCATCTTTCTCCTTCAGTAATCTCTGTAACCCAATGTGTTTGATAGGGGTTAAACATAATTGCAGTTCCTTGTATATTACTAGCTTTTACTCCTTCTACATATAACTCTCCTCCTTTATAATCTTCCGGACTGGTTAGCTGTATTGTTGTTGATCTATAGATTGTACTTGTATCATATGCCTGAAAATCTCTATGAGGTTTCATTTCATTTCCGACTCCGTACTTCATTAGCTTAAGATAAGGGAGTGAAGTTATTTCTAACTCTATAAGCTTACTTAACAAGAAACGGTCCAGAGTATCGTTTTGGATTTCATTCCATGATACTGCTGAACCGTCTTTTATTGCTATACCTTGTGGGTATTTGTCTGAGTTTATTTTGAAACCTTTTTCGTTCTTCTCAATTGCTACATCATAAAATGATTTAATGTATTCGCAATCTTGTTGTGAGAATAACGTTTTTTCAGTAACCATTTTAAAGCTGTATACTATAGGTGTTTAGCTTTAAATAAATTTACAAAGCTTGCAACGATGTCATTCATTTGCTGTTTTGTAGTTACATCTGCTGCTTCTACTGCTTTGTCTCTTGCTTCTGTTTGGTAATCAAATGATTTATATACTACTGGCATGATTCTTATTTTTTATTGTGAACTAATATTCCGTTAGCGAAGAAGTTATGGTTTTCAGAAACGCTTAGTAAGTTAAATACTTCATGTTTCTCTTCTAATACCTCTACTGAAGAGATTAGAGATTCTTTACCGTCTTCTTTTAAACAAACATCTAATGGTTGTAATTCTCCTGCTTTTACCCATCCTGCATCTACTACATAGAAAGGATGTTCTTCAGTTGTTACGATTACATTCTCATTATCAAGAGTTAATCTGATTACAGATTGAACTTCATGTTTCTTCAAGTCTCCTACTACTCCTGCTTCTGTTTCTTTTTTATCTTCGTTGTAAGTAAGAACTTCTTCTCCTACTGCTACATCTTCGATATTTTTAACATCTCCATTCGCTAAAGTAATCTCTGTTCCAGCGATGAAACAAGCTTTATAGTTATGAACTAAAATATCTTCTGCGTAGTAAGTATGGTTATCTTTTACATCAATAATATGGAATACTTCAAACTCACCTTCGTGCTGTTCAATTGATTCTACTTTGACATCATCTCCGTTTGATCTAACTAATACGTCTCCTACTTGAATATCTTGAGCAGTTAACCATGACTTTTCTTTTACGAAATATCTGTGATGAGATGTAGATTTGATTACTCCTCCGTCTTCTAATTTGAATTCGAATAACAATCTATCTTTCTTAACTAATACATCTCCAACTCTACCTTCTGATTGTTCTAAAGTATTTTCGTTGATAGTTAATAGTTTATCTCCTGCCTTAACGTCTTCAATGTTTTTGACTGAACCATCAGCCATTGTAATTTTAGTACCAGCTGGGAAGCAGTTGTGGGCAACAATCTTAACGCTTAATTGTCCATCACCGATGAAGAATGTATCGGCTATTTCCATATCTAGAATATGAGAAGAATACTCCCCATCTAATATCTCACAAACAACTCCTGTAATATCTACTAATCCATTTCCTGCAGATATTAATTTATGTTTATCTGATGATAGATAGTTTACTGCAACATACTTTAATAAGTCTGCCTGTACATCGTAAACTAATACGTGAGAGTTTCCTGTTGCTCTAAAATCACTTCCGTCTTGTAAAGTTACGTGGAAGATCATATTATAGAATAAACCTACTTCTAAGTTGTTTACTAAAGTAGAAGTTGTAGCGTAAGAACCACTAGGTAATTCAGATCCTGGGTAAGTCCATGCTAGATATTCTGATTCAATGTCTGTATCGGGTGAACCTGAAATAAAGTATGATTTAAAGGAATCTCCTACTGTAGCGTCTTTAATAGGTACTAACGTACCGTCTGCTTTTACAATAAACTCTTCTTCAAAGATACCTCCGTAGTTAGAACCTACTCCAAATCTAGGTAATGTAGTAGTTAATTCATGGTAGTGCTTTACATCTACTTTCGTTACTATATCTTCATCTACTACTGATAGAGAAGCTGGTTTATCTAATATAGCTGAAGATTTAAATCCTGCTACATCGATAACGTTTAGGTCGCTTCCGTATACTATGTGTAATGTTCTAAAAGATTCTACTTTTGCTGCTGCTTCATCGTTGTAGAAGTTCATAGCAATTTTAGTATCATCTAACATATCGAATACATCAGCAAATCTATCTTCAGCTGTCTTACTTGATTGACCTATTTTAAAGAACTCAATCGGCTCTCCTAAAGTAGTGTTCAAGTTTTTAACTAAAATATCAGGAACGTTTTCAGCATTAAAATCTCTTGTAAGGTGGTCTTCTATACTACCGCCTCCAGCATAATAATACCCAACTGTTGAACTAATTTGCCCATTGTCGCTGAATAGTTTTAGAATATTGTGTGTGTTTTTAGCATATTCACTATCTAATAATGCAGCTTCATCATAAGCTAACCTTAAGATAAAGGTATCTGCTGCATCTTCTACAGATGTAGGATAAATAGTGTTGCTATCTTCAACTATACTTTCAAAAGAGTTTACTGAAGGTACATTTGCATCTAAGTATGCTTTTAATGCTTCTACGATATCTTCTTGATATAGTTTATGGATTGTCTTTACTTTTGTAATAGAATTACTTTCTAATACTTGTTTAAATCCTGTAAAGTCTAATTGTTTGATTGCAGAAGAAACAATAGCAGTATCTGTATTGATTTCAAGCAATCTTAAGTTTCCATTAGAGTCTTTAACAAAATCTGTTGAAAAAAGGGTTCCTTTCATGATTATAAGTTATAAAGCTTTATTTAATATAAATATAGGTATGTTTTGTAATCTAATAAGAAGATTCAAATTAATCCACTTTTAATTTGTAAGTTTTCTTGTCTTAAGAACATTATACGAGTACTAAACGTTTTCCGGAAGTAACTTCTGTAGCTAGGTGAGGGGTTAAAATCTTTTCCTGTATTATCATACAGTTTTAGCTATCATTTTTTTAAACTTTGTAGTAGACCACCCGTGATCCCTATTCAAATAATAAATAGGAATGTTTAGATAGTCTCCAGTAAAAGGCTTACCTTTATAATCATCTCCAAGGAACCTTACATCAAACTCCCCCATTTTTAGTAAGTCTAAGAGCTGTTCTTCATAAGTATACGTAAGTATGCCACATATTGATTTTAATTCAAACAACATCTCTTTACGTTCTTCTATAGATAGAATAGGTTTAAGCTTATGTGGGCGTTCAATAGAAGGGTCAGTATGAAGTAAGACTACTAAACAGTCGCAATTTGCTGCTGCTTCTTTAAACATCTTTATGTAGCCTGGATGCATTACGTCAAAGTTTCCGGCAATTACTCCTTTTATCATTTATTTTATTTTTTTAAACTTTCCATCTTCAAAAATCCATTCATGTGGAGTATACATATCGTCTCCCTTTAAATATAGTTCCCCATCTTTTTCAATGATAGAAATCCAATACATCCATTTATCTGAAGTCTGACCTGTATACTCACTGTTATTGAAGTAGGTAGTGGTTAAGTACTCGTCACTAGTTAAACTATGAATAGTAACTTTATAAGATATATAATTTAAAGGTGTTCTGTTTAGTATTAACTCATCTATCCCGTCACCATCAAAATCATAAAAGTCTATATCTACAACTAATTTATATACAGGTTCTCTTGGTAGTTCAATTTTACTGGTAAATCCATTTGCAGAATTCAACATTATAGTAGGCGGTGTACTATCATACATATCCGGTGCACCAGCTATTATAATATCTAAGTACCCGTTGTTGTCTATATCTTTTAGTTCCACAGTCCATTTTTGGAAAAATGAATCATAGAGATTATTAGGTATAGACGAATATTGATCTAAAGTTTTCTTTTCAAAGTTACCACTTCCGTCGTTGATAAAGATATAAGAATTACTAACTCCTTTAGTACCGTCAATTACTAGTATATCTAAATCTCCATCGTTATCTATATCTCCACTAGCACCCGTATGAAAAAAACCAACTACTGATTCAAAAGCTCTATATTCAAAATCTTTCCCCTGATTATTAAGGAGCATTATGGGGTATTCATCTCTTGGATTTCCGTCTACTACATCGTATCCATGTCCAATAAAAAATACATCTGGCCATCCATCTCCATTGTAATCACCTACAAGACCTTTCCGCCCATGAATGAGACCAGTATGTTTATATGAGTTCTCCCTATCAATATCTAACTTACCAGAAGAATTACCTTTTAGAAATAGTATACTGTTTCTTCTAAATACCCCGTAGTCTGATTGATTGTCTATAATGTCTAAGTAACCATCTTTATCGTAGTCTAAAACTACAGCTTCTAGAGGAGGGTGCCAATTGCTAAACTCTCTATATGTACCATTTTTTACATTTTCTGGAAATGGCAATCTGGTATAGTAAGAAGGTTTCGTATAATCGGGTGTATAGGTTACACTAAATGGGTTATCTGCGATAGGTACTGTGTCAATTACTTTTTCAAGTTCAGTATCTGTAAATGAATCTTTTGTACAGCTAACTATAAAAAGAATGCTTAGACTTAAAATAATTTTTTTCATAACCTTTATTATCATTTTTTAATTATACCTTAATATAAGAAGAATAATTCAAATAAACAACTATCTTAAATATATTTTCCAACCCTCTTTAACCGATTCAAATCTCTCTATTTCCATATCAGTTAATTCTTTAGATATACTTTCTACTGCCATTCCGGAAGTTAAGTATGGTCCGCCAGATGGATCTACCATATTAATAATAGCTTTATTAGATGTAACAAGTTCTCTATATTTATTGTCTTCTAATACATATGATTCTTTTACCTCATCATAAGCGTGAACTAATTCTCTAAACTGTTCTAATGAAATACCTCCTCCGGTATCTCTTGTATATTCAAAGAAGGCTTTTGTGTAGTCATTAGGCCAACCAAATCTACAATATTCAAAATTACCTTCCCATAATATGGTTCCGTCTTCTTGAGGAGTAAATGTAAATTTATCTCCATATCGGTTTGTCATTTTATATGCTTTCATAACTTAAATAATTCGTAGTTTGAATTTTGTGTTTTGAATTTAATGTAATCCTCTTTCTGCTCTACTATCTCTGTTATAGAAGTAGTCTGCCATGTAAAGAACTGATTGAATGGAGACATAAGAAGAGATCTTCCTACTGCTACCTCATCAAACTTCTCTTTAAATCTACCATCTTCATTAAATTCAATCCATAGAACCTTTTCTGATTCTTTAGTAAGTCCATCTCTTTCTCTAACAAGCTTCCAATTTAACTCTTCATATAGACCAGAAGCTTCGTCTGCTTTCATTATATCAATTAGTATCTTTCTTTGTTCTACTTTACTCATAATACGTTATCTAAATTAAGGTTACTATCGTCAATCAGTTCTCTTAGTTTCTCTCTACATTTTTGTAATGCCTCGTAAGTATCATCGCTCATATCGCCAGCTGGATGTTTCATTTCTCCTCTGAGCCATTGGTCCATTTCCCAACAAACATTCCACCAATCCGAACCTTGAGTTGCGAAATCAAAATCTTGTTTATCTTCCGGGAGTTGAAATTCTAGTATTGCTTTCATCTTCTTTATTTTCTAGTTCTTCAAGTTGTTCTTCTAACCTACTAACACTACCCCAAATAATACCTGCACTCGGGTCAAATTTTTTAATCTGTTCTACCAACTCTTTTTGTCTACCTCTACTATAATACCCTCGTTCTATATTATCAGCAAGATTTTGTAGATGTTCTGGTCCACTTATGGAAATACGAAGGTCATAATCAGTCCATTTTGTTTTCCAATCCCAGAACTGAATTCCTTTGGTTAATCTTCTATGTAGATTACTCAACTTATGGTTTCTAACTCTTACCAAACTTTTATCATCACCGAAGACATGAAGAAAACGAAGAAACCATCTTGGACACCATTTTGGTTTTGCTTCATAATCCATTGCAAGAACTAATGGATAGATTGCTTTAAAGTAAGGACTATCTTCTTTGTAGAATGTGATTCCTAAATACCCAAACTTTTCTAACTTTTTAGGAAAAAAGATATAACGAAAATCACCCCACTCTAAATTACGAGTGTGAATCATTCCTTTCTTTCTACCTTTCCAAAATAAAAGTGATTGAAGAAAGGATTTTACCTTTTGTCCAAATGTTCGGGTATCTTTTAGTTCGAACCTATTTTTCATAACTTATTCCTTTCTATAACATCAATAAGAGTTTTTAAGTCTTCTACATTAGTAAACTTAATACCATCGTAATCAAACATCTCTACAGACCATCCATCTTTTTTAGCCTCTCCATCATCACTTGATATCAAACACAACTCATCTGTAATATCATAAGTATAGTAGTAGAATGAAATATCTCCTGATTCTTCTGCTGATACATCATTCTTTATAAATCCTAGATCAATTAAGTCTTGTTCTTTCATAACTATTAATTTTCTGGTCCAGGCATTGGAGCTGCTCCAGCATCCGCCCATCCTTTGGATGTTGTTATTTTTTCTCCTGGTATGATTGTATACTTAAGCCCCTGAAGTCTACAGGTACCGCCTTGTTTGGCTAGTTTCTTAAAGAGGGTTATGTCTCTTTCAGTCCAATCATGAGATAGAGTAACTATTCGATCTCTATCTACTGTACCTTCCCCATCTACATAATACTGTGATGTCTTTGTAACTGATACTTTTTTTATTGGCATAACTTTACTTTTTATTTTTACCAGACTTTTGCTGCTTCTAATAGTTTCCAGCAATCTATTGCTTCATTTGACATTTCAAGTTCGTGAAAATGTTTAAGACAGGACTCTAATGCCTGTACCCATTGAGATCGGGGAAGAGATATTTCAAATGCTCTTTCTGCTTCTTCGAAAGTAATCTCAAATAACATAGCAGTCTTTTTACCATCCTGCATTGCTTTTTCAATACCTAAGTAGATAGCATTTGTAACTTCTATTGATTTATTTTTGAATAGGACTTCAAACTCGTGTGTATTTTCGAAATGTAACTTCACTATATTAACCTTTACTTCCTGAGATTCTGTTTAACTTTGCCTGTATAGGGCTATCAATTATCTTTCCTGAATTAGTAGGACGTACTTCTTTATTAGTTCCCCAATAGTATACAGGGCCAAAGTACTCTACTGTCTTCATAGGAACTTCAACCGTACTAAGTCTGGTATATTCAGGCTCGGTAATTCTTCTTTCGCCATCAAATGATCTGAAGTCTTTAGCTGTAACTCTATGCCAACCTACTACAGGATGGTTTATCTCTAAACTACCAGCTGTGTTGAAATCATTTATAATTTTCTCAATTTCACCCCTCTTTTCTGCCATAACCTATTTTTTATATACATAAAGATAAGAAATATTATTCAGATTTCAAACTAGGAACTGTGACTTTTTTAAGAATATTTGTCAAAAGATCAGATTCGTTTTTAAACATTTCGTCTTCAATTCTTCTTCTATCTTTACTTATTGCTACCTGGATTGATTTTTCAATTTCACTGCTAAATCTACTGCTAATATTTTCTGTATAGTAGAATTTATGATTTGTAATTTTTATAATACTGTAACTAATGAGAATAAAGTATCCCAACTTTTTGTTATCTAAGTAATAATGAGATGTAATTGGATCCATTAACTTAACAGTAACAGGGTCATTAATTAGGTTTTCAATAATATGTTTAATTTGTATTTCTTTGTCTGATAATTTATACTTTGGAAATAGTAAATTCATAACTTTTTAGAATTTATTTTTTAATTCTTGTTTTTCTACTATAGCTTTTAATTTATCGACATATTTAGGATCTTCAGCATAATTTTGACCTAAGTAGGCGTAGTAGAGTGCTTCAGTTCTTAACTTATTTAAATAAGCGTTATGGAAAAGAGCATAGTCATATAGACTTTCAATCCAACTATCGTAACGAGCATGACCTCTTGAAGTTCCAACAGCAGTATTTGCTCTTGCTTTAGCTTGTTTCATACCAAATAAGTTATTAGCGTAAGTAAAACTTTCTGATTTAAAGTAACCTGTTTCTAGTTTTGCTTGTGCTAATACAATATGTGGGTATCTAAAGTTCAATTCCTTAATCTTAGCAACAAGTTTTTCTTCCGAAAATTCATTATAGTCTGAGATAATTATTAGTTTCTCTTCGTCGGTGAGTTGATCTATTTTAGTTCTATCTAATTTATAGGTTAAACTAAAAAGAGTAAATAGAACTACAGTTGCTAATATAGTTTTAAAGAAAATTTCACTATACTTAATTTTTTTAAATTCCAAAGTTACTCTGTCATATCTATACATCATAATAGGTTTTTTAAGTTAATTAAAGATAAGGAAAAAAAAGATAACGACCAACTAAAATAGGTCTAAAAAGGAAGTTCCTATCTCTTTTTCACGTAACTTTTCATTACGTTCATGTAGCCTTACTAAGTCATCGGCTACTTTTCTTTCGAGAGGTTTATTCTTTTTAAAGGTAGAAAGCTTACTAGTTTTCTTCTTTGTCATAATAATAAATAGATTAAAGTCTAGAGATGTACTCATCTCCAGGTCTCTTCTCTTCTTCGTACAGTCCTAAGTTCTTAAGATGTTCTACTGTAGCTTCATCCATCTCCCAAGTAAACTCTTCATCAGATTTATCTACATAATCTTCCATTCTATCTACCTGATTGTCGGTAATAGGAGAAGTAGCGTACAAAAATGCACAATTGTAACATAAGAATTCTAAATTCTCGACAAGCCAGTTCTTCCTATTACCGTCCTTATGGTTTAAGATGATAGGTACTTTAGTATCATGTACTCTCTTCTCTGAGAATCCGCAATGGGCACATTTCTCTTCTATTAGAGCTTCAAAGATTATTCTCTCTTTGATTCTTTTTGAGTCAAAATGTTCTAAAGGTACTCTACCTTCTAAGATATCTAATAGAGGAGGTTCATTTATTCCGTTAGGATTAAATTTGGCTATACCTTTACCCTCTTGATTTTTATGAGCTTCAAATAAAGTAACTCCGTCTTCGTTTTTAAATAACAAAGCATACTTCCTATAGTGTGGGTAGGAAACATGAAGATATCTTGCTGCTGCTAAATTAGAACGAGTTCTTAATTGTGCTCTTTGTATATCTTCTTTGGTTAATATTTTTGGAGCTCTAGGCAATTTTTAGTTGTTAGTTTTAGTAATCTTAATCGGTTTTAATTCTCTTACTACTACACCTGGGATTTCCTCAAAATAGTGTCTATCTTTAGTTTCTAAAAAAGGTAGTAGAAGAAATACTTTTAGTATTATTATTGGATCTTCCTTATCTTCTAATTCTATAAAGTAATCAGTTTTTACTTTACTTTGATCTATACTCTTATGAGTAAACATAAAGTTGGTAAATATGTTTACAGAATCAAAAAATTTGAGAAAGTTTATAAACTCTGATTTTAGTCCTTTGTGGTAGTCTGTATAGCCGAAAGCAAATTGAGGCAGGAGTAAATTTTCGAAACCATGTAAGGTAATATCTAATTCTGCTGTTTCTGTATTAAGTTTAAAATACTCTAATATACTCTCAGTACTGTTAAATTCTTTAACTACTTCAACATCTTTAGCTGCTAGCCCAAGCACTTCTATATTTTTATCAGGTGAAAATACTTGGTAGATTAACTGTCTAAAACCTCCTGGGTGTAAGAAGTATTTAGGTAAGTTTAAAATTTTATTTGCAGTTGGAGGGTATGTAAAATTTAGACCAGCCTTTATGTAGATACGTGCTAATTGAGATAATTTAAAATAGTGTGTGTATACAGGTAAGAGTAGTGTTTTACCATTTTTAAATTCTAGATCGCTAATCAAAGCTTTCCAATCACTACCTTCCTTGTATAGTTCCAAAAACTCAATAGCTTGATGTACTAGGTCGATTGGGCTAAATACAGAGTATATATCTTCAGGAGGTAAGTTAAAAGTGCCAACTTTATACCCATCCGGTAAGTGAGTTAATAAGAACTCCCATAAATCCTCTTGAGTTTTAAAATTAGGTATAGACTTATAGAGATTTTTATGGTTATCTATTCCTTTAGCATTATAACTAAACATATCTATACCTTTGTCGTACTCACCGTTTACAGCTTTGTATATAACTTTCCTTCCTATGTCTCTAAAGTAATTTTCAAAATCCATACTAGTAATCTATTCCTTCTATTTGACCTGTTCTGTCAACGTCTTGTTCGTCTTCCTCTGCTTCCAAGTCGTCATCTAATATTACGTTGACTTGTTCTTTTACTGATTGGCTTACTTCGTTTTCGTCTCTGTCTAAGTCTAGAATTTCTAATAAGTCTGATTTCTTACCTGATAGTTCAGCTTCTTTTCTTTTAATAGAAAGGTATTGATCTTGATCCATAATAATAAGATCATTGTAAGTATGGTCTCCACTTCCTTCTACTGTAGTAACGCCTACTACTGCTTTAGTTGTCGAACAGTTAACACATACATGGTAACCTAACTCTTTTCTTTTTAATGGGAAGTCGTTGCCGCATTTAGGGCACTCAATCATTTCTAATTGCATATATAACCTTTAGTTAATTAATAATACTAAATATAAGAATAATAATTTAATCTAGCAACTTTATAGTGAAAAACTTTCTCCACATCCGCAACTTCTTTGTGCGTTTGGATTAGTCCAATGAAATCCTTTACCGTTTAGTCCGGAAGAATATTCTAATGTAGTCCCGATAAGGTATAAAAGACTCTTTTTATCTATAAGAAGATTTACTCCATTTGATTCTACTACTTTATCGTCTTCCGAAGCTTTATCCTCAAAGTCTAATATGTAAGATAAACCGGAACATCCTCCTGATTTAACTCCTACTCTTACGTAGTTTTCTTTTGGGTCTTTATTCTCTTCTATAAATATATTTAGTAGCTGCTGTGCTGCTGTATCACTTACGTTAACCATTTGTAAATAAGTTTATAGTATTCCAAACATCTTCAGGTGTTTTAAAATTTACTACCTTTTCTTCTTTACCTAATTCTATTGTGATTGTTCCGTCCCATTCTTTGTCCGGTACTAACTGATAGAGGTATAATTGAATGAGTCCAAGTTGCTGTTTATTGAAAGCTAATTTAAATAGGTTCTCAATGACTGAGAAGAATTGATCTTCGTACTGTGTCATATCCATTCCTATTTCTTCTTCCATAAAATCCCTACGCTCTTCGATTAACTTTAATTGTTCTAAAACCTCTATGAATATTTTTTTATTCATATGCTCGTTACTTGGGGATTTTTCTTTGATGCGGTAAGATAATTGATGAATAGAAAATAGGACTTGTCTGACTTTTTTTCTAGGTTCAATCATAATCTTTCTACTTCAAATAGTTTAGTAAAATCTTCTACTGGAAGATTCTTAATTTGTGCAAATCTTTCTACTGCCGTTTCAAAAGAACTAGAAGGCCAGGCCATAATAGTTTCTTTTTCAGGGTCTTCTTTACTGTAAAATCGATACCCATTCATCTGTAAACTGGTTTTAAGTTACACTTGTTCTGGTTCTGCACCAGCGTCTCCTTGATCAGGATTCTCTCCTGCTAGAGCCTTACGAATAATTCTATCGAAATATTCAATATAGATAAAGAAACCTATAATAGTTTTATCCTTTAAGTTTCTGTCTCTTTCTACTCTCATATCAAACTGACCTAATCCTTTTTCAAGTCTAGTTTCCAATTCGATTGCAATATCATTTTGTTCGGTTGGAGTCATTTGTCCAAACTGTGTTGGAATAAATTGAACCTTTACACCTTTCTTCTGAGGATCCTCATTAGTGTCAACCTTAAGCATAAATGAATGTCCAGCAAAGTTAATTTTAGCTGCTTCAGTTATAACTTCTTTTACTAATTTTTCTAATTGTTTCATATCTTAAATATAAGAAATCTTTTTCGGGTATACAAATAAATAGTTAACCTAATAACATTTTTTTACTATTTGATGATCCTTCTGTTAAAACTTGTGAATTAGCTATCATTCTATTACGGCAGTATTGGTTTATAGTCCAATCAATTCTATCGGTTAAAAACTCTACTTCTTCTTTTGTTCCGTCTAGATACGTAAACTCTACAATGTACTTTTTCATCTCTTTGTTAAATCTTCTTTAAGCTTTTCGCTTGGTTTTGGTTCTGTAAAAAATATTTTTGATTTAGGTAGAGGTAGCTGTCCTCTATGTCCTGTGAAAGATTCTTGTATTGTTAGTATACCTTCATCTCCTTTGTCTCTCCTCTTTTTAACTACATATGGTGTACATAGTTGATCTCTAATACTTCCGTTGGAGAGTTCATTATAAACAGTCTCTCCAAGTTCATTAGCTTCCTTACAGTTCTTTCTAATAAGTATTCCAGTTTCGTAATGATCATATTGATAAGGATGCCCTTCTTCGAAGTATCTTTCTAATTGTCTATTAACAATAGAAGGTTTGTCATTAAAGTAAACATACGATGTTACCATTCCTTCTACATAGATACTTTGTAGGTCTGTATGATGATGCATAGCTGTATGGTATTTGTCTTTCAAGTATCCATCAACAATAGCTGTAGGTTCGTATTGGAAATAACATTGTGAGTCCATCCATAATGAATGAGTATGTTCCGGAAGATTAGCTTTTGTTGGGTTCCATTTTAAGAACCTAGACATCATTCTAAATGACTTATCCCCTTCTTTTTCTATACCTCTTACATCCCAAAAGTCTGATTTTAGGTCTTCTCTATTTGTAAACGCTATGTACTCTACACCTCCTTTGTCATGAGTGAATGGAAAAAACCTTCCTACATCTTCTAAAGGTAGAGATTCGTCTGCAAATAGGGCTGTATATACTACTAATTTCATAAGCTGTTTATATAAGATAGTAATTGATCTTCAGGTTTCCAACCTAAACGTAATAAACTATCATCATTCTCTCTTAAAGTCTTTCTATAGTTTCCTTTCTGGTCTGGTAAGTATACTGCTTCAACATTAAACCTACTTTTAAACATATCAAATACTTCGTTGATAGAGTAGTTGACTCCTGTTCCTAATTCCCAAGCATCTTCGTGTGATTCTTTTCCAATACCAATTTTATATAAAGCGTCTACTATGTCGTGAACATGAGTAAAGTCTCTTCTCTGTTCTCCATCACCTACTATTGTAATACGTTCTCCATCTCTAACTTGACGTCTCCATATTCCTATAACTGCTGCCCAATCTCCATCTACTATTTCTTTCGGTCCATATACATTATAGAATCTAGCTATTTCTACATTTAACCCGTATACCTTTCTATACATTTTAAAGATTTCTTCTCCCATATGTTTAAAAGCTGCGTAAGGTGATTGTAATGGATCATGCCATCTTGAAGATGAACCGGCATAAACAACCTTTACGTTGTACTTTTTAGCCCAATCAGCTACAATTAAACTTCCTTCGGTATTTACTCTGAAAGTTTCTAATGGATTTTCAAATGAAGGCTGTATTCTAGATAAAGCTGCTAGATGGTAAACTATATCAAATCCGTTTCCATTAAAGTACTTTAAGAACTCTAACTCTCCTTCTTTGTATATACATCCAGGTAGTTCATTCTCTTTAAGGCCACTATCGTAATTATCTAAAGACATAACTTCATGCCCCTCTTTAAGAAGTTTATTAACAATATTTGTTCCGATAAAACCAGCTCCGCCTGTTACTAGTACTTTCATATTCTATCTATTACTTTTTTGTATCCTTGTTCCATTAATGTTTTAGAAATCTGATTACGTAACGGTGAATGATTACCTTTCCAATGAGAAGCATTTTCATCATTTCCGTATACGTCTCCTTTTATACTTCCCCATTCCTCTCTATTATCTAGAGTGTGAGGGGGTACTGCTGTTCTTATGTTTCCGTATTTATAAGCAAAACCAGACAGTTGAATATCTTCTCCGTTCTCCCAAGAGATGGGATCTTCTTCCCATAAGTACTTTAAAGTAGATCTTTTCATAAACCATGAATGTCCAACTAAGTCAACATCTTCTAGTTTATTACTTTTTATTCCATTCCAGCCATACTTTTCATGCGGGTCATAAGCATCTCCTAAATACTTAACTCCTGTTGAACCTAGTATAATATTTTCCTCTGAGTATTTTAAACAAGATTCAAACCATTTAGGTCCAGGTATTGTATCGTCATCAAAAAAAGCTACATACTCGCTTCTAGCTAATAAACCAAAAGCAAATCTACCATGAAACTTGAAATTATGATTTGCATAAGCTACCTTAACTCCTAAATTATCTATATTGTACTGTAACCCTTCTTCTGGTTTGTTTGACCATACCATTATTTCGTCTACAGGAATAGATTGTTCCCTAATGGCTTTTATCTGTTCAGGTAGGTATTGTGCTCTTTTGTAGCTATTTAGTACAACTGTTATCATAGTAAATCTTTAACTAGTTTGGCTGTATTACCTTCACCGTATGGACATTTTGTATCTATTTCGTAATTATTTAAAATCTTATAAAAGATATCAGATATCTGTTCTGGGTAATGACATAAATGTAAATGTCCTGTTTCTATACCTTCTGGTCTTTCAGTTACATCTCTACATACAATTACTTTCTTATTAAAGAATGTTCCTTCTTCCTGAAGTCCTCCGCTATCTGATATGATGAGTTTAGATTGTAACATTATATCTAAAAGTTCAGTATGAGGTAAAGACGGAACTACATTAACATGTGTTAGTAATTCTCTATGTTTTTGTACTTCGGGATGATGGTGTAGAGGAATGATAAACTCTAAGGTAGGGTTATCAATCGCTAGTTGGTTTACTTCTTTAAACCATTTATCCATCCAAATATGATTCTCCCATCTATGTAAGGTGACTAGAACTTTGTCTCCATATACTGCTTCATCTTTTAATGGCAGTAAGTTATCTAAAACTGAATTACCTACAATGTGTGTTGTTCCTAAAACTCTTTCTTGTTTTAAATTCTCAGCTGACAGTTCAGTTGGAGCAAAGTTTATATCTGCTATTCTAGATATCATTTGTCTGTACCCTTCTTCCGGGTAAGGTTGAGTCAAATCATGAGATCTTAAACCTGCTTCAAGGTGAATGATTTTTTTCTTTCTACTAAATGCTGCTAGAGCACAAGCAAGAGCTGAAACTGTATCGCCGTGAACTAAGACTGTATCGAAGTCTCCTTCTGGGAATTGAAGTAAGCAGTCACTTATGATTTGATCAAGTCTATTTGTTTGATCTCCTATTTCTATTCTATAGTCTACTTTTATATCAGCAAGTAAGTCTTTATGTTGACCGGTAAAGAGTAGTTGACAGTTATCTAAAGTCTCAACTAAAGGTTTTACTTTCAACCATTCAGGTCTTGTTCCAAAACAAATTAAGACTTTATTTACCATATACAAGTTTTTAGTGCTGTGTTACCTCCTTTAAGGTACCCTCTATTAGTTTCAGTTAAGTATCCGTTTAATGTTGAACCTATATCAAGATATGTATTCTCTTTATTCTTTTCCCAAAATTTAGCTGCTAACATGTTACCTAATGGTCCAGCACAGAATAAAAATAACTTGTCTTTATATTCTTCTATAGGAAAATTTTCTACCATATCAAAATTATCTATAAAAGCTTCCGAAGTTATAGGTATATGTTCTACTTCAAATGGTAATTCATTTGTACGAGCATCTTCTCTTGCAAATAAAACTACTTTATGGTTACTAAATTCCGGAATAAAATTCTCTTGGAAGTAAGGGTAGTTACTATTAACAAATATGTTAGCCCAAGTAAGAACATCTTGTTTTGATTCTTGTCTCATCCAGTTTACTATTTGTTCAGGTTGGCAGCACTTACAGCTAACTCCTACGTAGTATTCAGGATCTTTAAATTGGAACGATCTTATTAATTCATTCCTAATCTCAGAATGTTTTGTTGGATCAAAAGTCCAATTATCGATATTGGTTATACGTTGGTTAGCTAGTATTGCGAACTCTCCATCAGCGTATTTACTAAAACTAAACTTCTCTTTATTTTTTAGTTTAGTAAAAATGAACTCTATATCTTCCCTAAAACTATTTTTAATCATCGCTTACTGCTCTACCTTTATCTTTTTCCCAATCTTTTTCTGGTCTAACCTCTAGGTTGGTCTTCCAACCTGCAGCTATAGTATTCATAGGAGTTCCATATTTTTCTCCGTATTTTATAATAGCGTTAACATCTTTAGGAAAACAAGTTCCTCCGTATCCCATTCTACCGTCTGGTCCAGGGACATGTAAGTGGCTATCTCCTATCCTTCCGTCAGAAGCAAATCCATATAAAGCTGTCTCCCAATCAGTTCCTATTGCATCTGAAAGTCTTTTGAATTCATTCATGATAGATACTTTGGTTGCAAAGAAAGTATTGTTCATATATTTGATTAACTCAGCAGTTGTAGAGTCTGTTTCAATTATATTTCTATTCATGAATCTTTGCTCAAACAAATCTCTTACTTTTCTAGTATGCTGTCTTGGTCCTCCAAAGATAATTCTTGCTTGTGTTAACATATCTAACTTAGCGGTTCTCTCAGTTAAAAACTCAGGACTAAATACTATATTAATCTTATTATATTTCTCAGAGAGTTCTTTTGTGGTACCGGGTAGCACTGTAGATTTGATAATATAGATTGGCCCTTCTACTGCCTCTTCAAATACTTTTTCAATATAAGATAGATCTTGTGAACCATCTTTATACATTGGTGTTGGAACACAAACAAATATAAAATCACATTCGTCTACTTGTTCTTTTGTATGAGTAGCTTTTAATGGATCTACATCATAAATTCTTAAATCGGTAGTTGGTGAGAAAGCAAATGCTTGACTCTCTCCTACGAATCCGTTTCCTAATACTCCTACTTTAAATTTTTTCATACAACAGTTCAGCTGTTTTAAATTGCCATTCGTAATCGATATCAAATGACTCTAGTTCTGGTATAGTATATAAGGTAAGGTTTTCTTTTGAAAAATCTACCATAAATTTATTATTTTTTATAGTATCTAATCTAGAAGCGTAGAGACAATGTGCTGCTTCATATGTAGGTTCAATGACTTTCGTATTCATTATTGTTTCACCTACCGGCCAATCATTAATCATCTTACCTTGTTTATTCCAGAAGTACTGTCTTTTTTCTATGACTGCAAATAGATTTTCTTCCTGTTGGTTTACGAACTTTTCTATAAACCTATCAATCGTATTTATTTGAAGTAATGGATTACAACCAGAAATTAGAACTACGTACTTGTACTTAGCTGGAAGCTTATCATGCCATTCGTATATTAATTGTAAATTGTCCTCTTCTTCGGCTGATTCTTTACTTCTAACAAAATAACTGATTGGTTTATTATCTACAATCTCTATAAGCTCGTCTTCGTATATAGAAGCAAATATATTTTCGTTAGGTATATTTTTGCAGTCCAATAGCTTGTCTAATACTATACCAAATAACGTATCACCAGCAAATGGACGAATCATCTTTTGAGGTACCCTTTTACTATTAAGTCTTGCCTGAACTACAAATGCTATTTCATTTAAGTTTTTCATCCTCTAAGTTTTTCTTTAACAGCTTTTTCAGTTTCAGTTACTTTGATTTGTCCATCCCCATATGCTTTTTCTAAATCTCTTATTCCTGAAACTAGTTTAAAAAGACCATGTGGAGTAACAGAGCATGCATGATCCGATCCCTCCATATTCCTATCTAGTGTAACATGTCTCTCTACAATTGACGCTCCTAGTAGTACTGACGCTACTGTCGTACCTAGTAATATCTCATGTCCTGAGTATCCTATTTCACAATCAGGGTATTTTTCGGTTAAGGTCTTTATAGCGGATAAGTTAAGTTCTTCTACAGGAGCAGGGTAGGAAGAATTACAATGTAGTAATCCTATTGGATGAGGGTTTCTAAAAAAATGTTTAGCTTTTCTTAATACATTAACTGCTTCATCTATTTCTTCTTCAGTGGACATTCCTGTTGAAAGTATTACTCTCATACTACTCTTCATACATGAAGTAAGCAGTTTATGATTTGTTAACATAGCAGAAGGTACTTTTATAAACGGTAAATCATACTGTTTTAAAAATTCAACCGAATCATAATCCCATGGTGAAGCTGACCAAGTAATGTTTTGCTGCTTACAGTATCGATCGATTTCGTCGTATTCTTCTTTACCGAATTCAACCTTATACTTATATTCAAGATAGGTCATATCTTGACCTTGCCATCTACGAGGTTTATTTTTTTGTGCTGCAGGGACTGCTATATCGGGGTTACGTTTTTGAAACTTTACTGCATCACATCCAGCTGCTGCTGCAATATCTATTAACCGTTTTGCAATATTAATATCACCCTGATGGTTAATTCCGATTTCAGCTATTATATAGGTTTTTTTCATATCTCCTCTATCCTTCTAGATTTATCACATATCAGTAAATCATATGCAGGTTTTTCTCCTACACTTAAGAAGTGGTACTTACATCCCCATTCCTCTAATTGATTTTTAGTAACTTCGTACCAGTCTTCCCCAGTTCTTGAACCTCTAGCAGTCCAGTATGTAATTAAATGTCCCTGAATATAGAGTCTATTAATTTTATCTATATTAATTTGTATAGGTCTTGCTAAGTTGTAGTTAAACTTATCTTCTCTGTACTCATAATCACAGATAGTTTCATCTATATCTACGTATATATTACTTTTTGGTTTCATAATGTATCGTAGTATGCGTTTTGTTTTTCTTGTCTTTCTATATCTTTTGGATGGTATAGAGCATACTCTTCCTCCATTGGTAACATCCCGTGTATTTTAAATCCATCCAATACTTCATGAACTTTATTTTTCCACTTAATATCAGGATGTCTTCTATAGATTCTCATTTGCCAGTCTGCCCAGTTAACCCAACCTTTTTCATTTACCGTCCATCCCCATTTCTTAATATGCTCTTCTGTTAATCCTTCAACAGTATTAATTCTAGAAACTCTTAACATATCAACTGTAGGGTTAGCCTCTAGTATATTAGGTAGGTTATCAATGAGAATTTTATTAGGCAATTCATCGGCATCAATCTGAAAGATATAATCTCCTTCACAGTATTCTGTCAATTTATTTTTCCAATCAGCGAAATGGCCATCAAAGAATCCTCTCCAGAACTGAACATTTGGGTATTTACTTTGTTTAGTTAACCAGTTGGCTACTTCTTGGTCACCGTTCTTCTGATCAAAGAGTATAACAATCTCATCTTGAGTTCTTTTATTCTCTCTAAGAAAGTTAACAAGCTTTTGTATTTCTACAAACTCATTACATACTGTTATTGCGTAACTAATTTTCATTTACTCTCCTATTTCGTAGAAACCAATTAACTCTAAAGCATCCATAAACTCTCTTTGACCGTAATGTTTAATGCCAGCCATATCCATTTTATATGTCTGATCGTTAGGGAAGTTTTTTACTTTTCTTTCCTCCTCTGTAATCTTAATAGCTTTTACTGCAGCCCATTTCCATTCCTTTTCTGATGTACCATCTAAGAATACCATTCCTTTTTCTGGTAATGTCATTGTTGCTGGAGCCCATACTTTTTTAGTATCGTCTGTGAAGAGTAGATCTTTGTAAAGAGTTGGAGAAGTTTCTATTAAGTCCCCTACTACTTTTCCTCCTTCATTCATTAGAGTTGAGGTTGTAAACCCGCACCCCATACATAACCAGGTAGTTGTTGATTCGTCTATGTGCTGTTCGTAACATGCGTTTCCTCCGCATCGTTTACAGTCTACTAATTGATCTTTCATAACTATAATTTTGGTAAATCTAATTTTGGTAAATTTAATTCTATCTGTTTAGTAAATTCTGGAACGTATTGGTCTAATGTTCTACCTAATACTTCTACCATCTTTTCGTAACTAAACTCTGTTCTACTTTTATGTCCTTGTCTCTTAGATAAAGATAAGAACTTTTTGTAGTCTTTGTGTACTGTTTTTAAAATTCTTCCTACTGCTGCTTCATCTGCACTAAACCATTTAGCTTCGGTAAGTATCATATCCTTAGATGCTGCTGATGGATGTACTGGTGTTAACTCCCCGCTTACTAGGTTTGTAAATTCTTTATCTAAAAAGTCTACATGTCCAGACCAACCTGAAGCTATGATAGGTTTATTAACAAGGCTGAATTCCAATAACGGTCTTCCAAATCCTTCTCCTTTAGTAAACGAAATCATCGCTTTTACTTTTGGATGATTGTAAAGTTCATTCATTTCCGAATCACTTACATCTCCATGGAAGAGATAGATGTTTGGTAAGGTACCTTTAACTGATTGTCTAATTTGTTCTATCTTATCTAATACTGCTTCTCTATCCGTAATAGAAGTAGTAACTTGACTAGTCTTTAGAATCAAAGCAGGTGCATCTTTTTTATTCTTAAATGTCTCTAAGAAAGATTTAATCATATACCCTACATTTTTTCTATCTTGACCAAAGTCACCATTTAACCAATGACCTACAAATAAGAAACAAAATGATTCTTTTATAGGAGATAAGTCTAATGAACTTGTAGTCGGAAAGTATTTAGTTAAATCAGCTCCTTCTAATAAAACCTCCATAGGAGATGTTAATCTTAATTCTCCAGTAGGTTGTTTTGTTTTAGTATCCTCTTTAATATACACAGTATCTAAAAAAGTCTTTTTACTATGTTCTGATGATACTAGGTTTAGATCCATTCTATTACATCCTTCAATCCAAGTATTATGAACTAATGTAGTTTCCATTCCAGCGGTAACTCCTAGGTTAAACTTACCTACTTTTTGAAACTCATTCGGTACTGTAATCTGTACCCATAAGTCTGGTTTAACAGTCATGTTAGGTATAATTCTAGAACTTAAATCATCTTCATTATGATCTTCTAAATAACCAAATCTAGTGTTACCCCATCTTTGAGATAAAACCTTTACGTCGTACTTATCTAAATCGATCAAAGCTTTTACAAAGTCTCTTGCTCTTGCTCCGTATCCTGAATATGTGTCTATAGGGCAGCTTACTACTGCTAATGGTTTACTCATCTTAATAACCTGTTAATTTATGTGTAACTTTCTTTAATGGTCTTGGACCAGCTTTATGAATTTCAAAACTTGGTCTAGGTTTAAATGTTTTGAATCCTTCATCCATAACCTCTATAATGTTCTTACACATTGTATCGGCTGACATTTGAGATTCGTCTGAAGTAACCCATTCTCTACCTTTCAGTCCGTTTTTGATTCTCTCTTCTGTAGATAAGTTATATACTTTCTCTAAAGCTATGGCTACATCTTCTGATGAAACTCTGTCGTCAAAAATATATGGAGTAGAAGGTGAACCTGTTAATGAGATGTTTGATGGGAAGACTGGTTCAACCCAATCTCCGCATTGTTTAATTGTACCTCTATGATTGGAAGGAAAGTCAGAACTAAAATCAACCCAGTTACCATTACCGTCTTCGAATCTCATTTGATCTTGCATTCCTCCTGTAACAGCACCAACTATCATTGTACCTGCCATCATAGATTCTGTCAAAGATAATCCCCATCCTTCATTAGATGAGATTAACATAGTAACATCAGCCATGTTGTACATCATATTCATCTGGGCTGTATTAATCTTAGCCTGAGAGAAATAAATGTTAACATATTCTGGATCTGTTAATGCTTCTTTTACAGCTCTTAGATCAGTTCCATTTTGATCTACTGCTGCTGTATGCATCACTAAAGCACATTTCTTAGCTGCTTCTTTTCCTATTCTGTCACAGAAGAATTTATAAGATAGAATTACGTCTCCTGGTCTCTTTCTGTTAATGTTTCTTGAGTTAAAGTAAACTACAAACTCTACATCCTTATTTGGAATAGTATCTTGTTTAAACTTAACTAAGTCTGGATATAATTTATGATCTTTTGTGATAGGAAAGAAGTCGTTACTGTTAATACCATGAGGTACATACTTAATGAGTTTATTTTTAGCTTCTTCTCCTAAAACTAATTCGTTAATATTTTTAGTTTGTTTAGAGATTGCCATTAAGACATCTACTGAGTCGTAATAGCTTTTATTATACATCGGTGCAGGATAGTCATCCCAGATGTTTAACCACATAATTGGAATTTGAGATCTAATCTCTCTTTCGATTTCAAACAGCCATGTCCAGTATCTTGGATCCGTAAAGATAAAGATAGCATCTGGTTTTTCTTGTTTAAGTAACCTTCTAATCAATGTAGCATCTCCATAGCCGTTATTAGGCATTACTTTTACAGAAGCATCCTTTATACCGGTACGGTTATTTATGTCTTCTGACAGGTCAAACACCTTTCCTGCGTCTGGATGCTGTAAAGCTGCTCCTACTTGAAACCAATTAAAATGTTGTGCTGTTCCAACTACAAACTCTCTTGCCATAGTAGCAATACCGGAATGCATTCGAATATCATCACATAAAAGTAAGACGTTTTTTCTTTCGTCTTTTGGGATATAACCAAATTTGTCAGTCATTATTAAAGTTTAATGTTATTCTGTTTGTGTACTTTTTCACGGAAGTCTCTATCAGTAAGATAAAGATAAATTGCACGATCTGCAAGCTTTTTAAATGAAAAGTTGTTTTGTAATGATGCCATCTTGAATTCATCAAATAATGGCTGTGTGATTTTTACCGAGGTAAGTTTTTCGTCTTGTTTCATAACTAAATTGTTCTATATATAAATATATATAAATTATAAAACAGCATCAGGACATATCCTCATTTTCTTAAAAGCACAAAACATACATGTACTTTTCGAAGGAGAAGTTGGATAGTCTTTATCAATATACTCACCATCTATATCGACTGCTGTCTCTACAAAATTATTCATTAGTGATACTGCTTGACCTCTTTTAATCTTTCCGGACGGAGGTCTAAATTGCTGTACTCTACGTTCCATTGCAGCAAACTCAGCATCTTTTGGTACCTTACGTTTCAGTATAAAGTACTCTACATTTATTTTATCAATTGGAATATCAAACTGCTTGGAAAAGAACTCTTTATAGAGTAGAATTTGTGCAATCTTGTTATCGTCCTTCTTAGCGTAATCATTCCATCCTGAAGTGGAGGTTTTAATATCAATGATTGTCCATTCATCTAATACTTCACTATAAAATACTAAATCGATGAAGCCTTTAAACTGTACTCCAGGGCGTAATTCTTGGTATAGTAGCGTCTCTACACCGGCCAAATAAGTTCCCTTAGTACTAAAGTACCCACCTCTTTTTTTCTTTAAAAAGTTTAAGATGTGTTTGCCGTCTAAGTAAAACATATTCATTTCCTCTAATGAAGTAAATTCCTGAAAGCTATTCTGTGCTTTAGTAGATTTATATGCTTTAACCATATTCTCATACAGTAAAGCATCTAAGTCCATCTCATTAGCAGTTTTAACTTTATCGTAATACAAAGTTGTCAACCAAGTCTGAATAGTTTCATGCATTGCAGTTCCAAACATAGCATGAATGGAACCTTCATAAGGAGCTAATTTCTTAACGTACTGTAAGTACCATTGTTTTTGACAAGAAGCGAAAGAATTTAACTGTGAGTAGGAAATGTGTTTGTTACTCTTTGGGCTCTGCTTTAGTTTGCTTTCCCATACTTCCTTTACTAACTTTGGTAACTTCTTCGGCATAACTTGTTTTTAATCGTTCAACATACAATGTAGCATCCATCAATTCTTCTTGTAGATGCTGTAACCAATCAAGGAAGTTTAGATCTTCTCTTTCTAAAGTAGTATTGTACTTTTTGATCCCAGTTTGAGATCTTTGTTCAAATGCTTTTTTTACTGATTGGACATACTTATCTGTTTTTACAGTCCCTGCTGTACTGTCCATTGTCCATGTTCCGTAAATATCGCTATTTTTACTCATAACTAATTAATTATCTATACTATAAATATAAGAAAAGAGTCGTCGTTAGACAACTCTTTTACATATTTTGTTTAAAAAAAGTTTTAAAGTTTTACTGTCTTCTGTCCTTGTATGAACTGAGATTTTCTTACTTTAACAATTTCTCCTCCTTCTAAAAGTAATCTATATCCACTAGGTAAGTGTTGAACTATTCTAACTACCTTCACCTCGTTTGATTTTTTTACTTCTTTAACTTTTTTAACTTCTACTGGTGCAGGAGCTTCTTCAGGAGTTTGTTCAGCTATTTCCTGTACTTCTTCTTGAGGTACAAAGATTGGCTGCTCTTCAAAGTTTAATTCTTCACTCATTGTTATATTGTTTTATGTTTATTAATAAATATTGGTAAAGTTATATTACATATAGATTATCTTATCCTCATCTCCTTTATCAACCCATCCTTGGGTGCCATCAGAGAATTCTACTCTTCTTTTAGAAGGAGTTTTTTGAAGTATACGGGTTACTTTTTTTTCTTTTATTTCAGTATCGTCCTCATTCAATGTTCTCCATTCTTCTTCTCCTGTAACGGTTTCTGGATCTATGACTTCTATTTCTTTAGGGTCAAGGTCTTCCATTATCTCTTCTTCGGATACTAATTCATCTCTACTAATTTCTTTATATTTTTCAGCAGCTCTTTTAAGATCTCCGTTAGGTTCTTCTTCATCTAAATCATCCCATTCACTAAAATCATCTTCTATTTCTCCATAAAGGTTCCATTTAGGTTTGGCCTGATCAAAAGCGAAGTTAGCTGCTATTACAAGTGATATAGCTAAAGGATCAAATACAAATATGATTACAAGGAGTAAGATGTTTATAATCTTATCCATCGGAGCTCCTGTAAGTCCGGAAAGGTACTGTAATGGTCCTAATTCTCCGGCTACTTCTGTATTGTTATCTAAATCTAATATCTGAAGTTGGTATTTTTGTAAGCTATCTGCTGCTATTTCTCTTTTAGCTTGTACTTGTTTTCTATTCTCCTCTTCAACTCCGATACGCTGCTGGGCAAGTCTAAGCTCTGCAGTAGAGATGGTGGTTCTAACGCCTCCAACCACCGATGTGTCCTTAATTTGGATTGCGGTAGATTTTGCGTTACTGAGAGTAGAAATATTGCTAGAGATTCTTTCAAGTTCGCCATCATATCTGATAACATCTTTTTCATAGAAATCTTTCTTTTGGGTTAGGAATGCAGTTTGATTCTCTTTAACTGTTAATTGCCTGTATGTGTCTTGATATGCCGCACTTAAAAATCCATATATACCCATACTAGTAATCAATACTAGTACAAAGGCTGCAATGGAGAGATAGGTTCTAAGGTACTTATTTAATGTATCCCAGTATTGGTAAAGAAGTGAAGCGATAACAAGCTTAGCTACCTCTAATGAACCAGCCATTATTGTTACCTCTAATGCTGCTCCTGCAAATAATTTACTTAGTCCACTAACAGAATAAAATGCTGCTGATGCTGATACTGAAAGTGCTGCTAACGCAATTATGGTAGGTAGTGTATTTCTTTTTATAGTTTCAATCATTATTTCAAAAGTAATGCGCCTAAAATTAAGACTGGTGTACCTATTGAGAATAACTTATTTTTAAACTTCTCTTTCTTAAGAGCTTGTTGTAAGTCTTTAGAAAGTTTTTCTTGTATCTTAAATTGCTCATCTTTAGTAATTAATATTGAATTTAAATTAAGTACTTGAGATTTAAAATTAAATATAATGCTGTCTTGAGTAATGGATTTAGTTTTTAGTGTTTCTATAACTAATCTAGATACAGCAAGTTCTTTCTGTAAGCCATCACCTATTATCAGATCCTTCACCACTAGTCGGGCTATTGGTTCCTGTAGGCGTACTACTTGAATTGTATCTTTCTGTGAAAAAGCTTTGAAGCTCAGACAGAGTAAGACTACTAACATTACGTAGTTTTTCATCCGTTCTTCTTTTTATTATTACTATACTATTTTCTAGACTATCTACTTCTTTGTCATACCTAGCTAATGCATCTTCTAAAGTTTTTAGTTCTACATTAAGTGTTTTATTTTGACTATGAAGCGAATCTACTTTTTTCTCAAGATCTACTATCTTATTAAGATAGGAAGAGGTATCGAACTCTTTTTGTTTATATAACAAATAGAATATAGCGACACCTGCTAGACCTAATATTAATGTATTTCTTGTGCTCATAACTTTAAGATAGGTATTTATTTCCTATTAGACAACTATAAGATGTCTTTTGATTCAATTAACGTATAGGTAAATGATTTACCGTACAAGTCTGCTGCTTTGTGAGCTAATTCCATAAGTAGTTTAAAATCACTATTTGCTGCTATTACCTGACACCCTGCAGACCATTTGTCAACTTGAGTGGACTTTCCTCCTTCTTTAGCTGTAGCTCTATGAATGTTGATTCCAAAAATACCTTCTTTGATATTTTCTTCTAACATATCATAATCACCGTCTTTGTTATTATCTCGGTAAACTTTGACAGGTTTCTGTTGTTTTAGAGCCTCGTATTTACCTTGATGCATTCCAATAGTATGGGAACCTCTATACTGACCTGGGCATAGTATTGCTACTCCGTCTTCATTAAGTAAATTCCTTTCCCAATGAGAACCTGGATCGGTAGTTGCATCGAATTCATGATACTTCTGTACTCCGTCTACTTGGTAAGATACTGTAATTAAGTCATCAAATCTATTAGTAACTTTACCTTTAGTGTCTGAGTTTCTAACTCCTATAATATTAAGGTTGTAGTTTCCTCCTTCGAAGAATTTATATCCTTTTGATTCAACTGCTTTTTTTATTTTCTCTGCTGAAAACTTCATAATCTGCTTTTACTAGTCTAGTTTTGAAAATCCATTTGGTACTACTCCTTCACAAATAAGTGTTGCTACTATTGGAGATACTACTGAGCCTACAAATAAACCTACACCTGCCGGTGTGGATAAAGCTGCTGTTGCATATATTGGGTTTGCTTGTCCTACTACATTCGTAAGTACCTTTGTAAGTAATTTTTTATTGCAAGCTCCTTTTACTCCTGGGATTAAGAATATTCCATCGGCTAAAAGGTTACCAATTACTGTTGATACTGCCGCCATTGCTGCTTTTTGACCCATGGTGGACATTGCTGTTATCATTGTTGCACTGATAGTTGTTGATGTTACCGTTCCAGGGTCAGCTGGTGCTGGTTTAGGAGTGAAATACATTACACATCCAGTTGTTAATGCCATATTTAATCCAATGTAACAAGCATTTTGGTCTAACCATTCAACAGCATCTTCTGCTGCGTCTTTAATATCTTCTGCCACATCTTCTACTACTTCTAGTCCATCTTTAGCAAATTCGATTGCCTGTTTGCTTCCTTCTTTCCAGGTATCAGAAGCTACATCTAATCCTTGTTTGGCTGCTTCTTCAGTATTTTTAGCTACTACATTAGTTGTATGAACTATTGCTTTTTTAGAATCAGTATAGATGTTTGTAGTTGTCTTTGCTACTTGATTGGCTACTTTAGTAGTTTCTTTTGCAACCGTGTTAGCTGCATCAGTAGTTTCTTTTGCAACCGTGTTAGCAGCTTTAGTAGTTTCTTTTGCAACCGTGTTAGCAGCTTTAGTAGTTTCTTTTTTAATACTATTTGCAGCTTTTTTAAACCAATTTGACATAATCTTTCTTTTTTTTAATTTTTATTATTATTACTATTATTCATACCGAAGTATGTTCCTATTATTCCTATAAGTCCTGTAATTGTTATTTGTAATAGGTGTATTACAGAATCATCAATAGGTCTATTTTCCTCTAATGCAACTGCAAAATCTCCTACTACTATAAAACCTAATAGTATTAGAATACCTATTGCTAGTATATTTACAATCCTGTCTTTCAATAGTAGTTACTGTTTATTCTTTTTTTCCAAATATCTTACCTGCTTCAGCGATACCAAATGATCCTAAAGTAATTATGACAAATGAATTATAAATAAATTCGTTTACTACTAAATCTTTACCCAGAAATCCTGAGACTATATCTGCAATTGCAAATACAACCATCACTGCAAATGATGCAAAACCTACTACGTTTTTTTCGTTGATGTCGTTTTCATCCTTAAACATATCTCTAAAAGCCATCCATTTACGTTTTAAATAATTTAACATAAATAACATTTTAAGTGTAACATTCCTTTTATATAAATAGTCTTTTTTGTACGCGGAAGGGGGTTCCTACACCCCCTCTCGCTTCCTACAACGAAATCTATTACTAGAGATCGTCCTCCGTATTGTATATATCCTCCTGTAATCCGGAGTAATTATTTCCCATCGAGGCTTTTAATTTCCTTTGGTAAGAACTCTCCGTTGACGGATCCGCATTTTGTACAAGCGAAAACGGGTATTGGGATGTAGGCCGGTTGACCTGTTCCTGTAAGGAGTCCTGATGCTTTTCTAAGTACGAGCTGTTGTTCGAAATATCCGTTTCCGCACTCGTCACATGTAACCCCTGTCGTTTGATTGATGTCGACATTTAAATTTTGTTGCATATTAATTATTTCTTTGCCTTACGTGGCTTTCTATAATAATCTCCATTAGAATTTGATTCTGATAAAGATGCTCCTCCTGCTGGTTTAACAGTGTTAGTTTTCTTTTTAGTAGGTGCTTTTGGTGTTACCTTTTTAGCAGGCGCTACTACTTCTTCTTTTTTAGCTTTAAGTTTCTTTGCAATAAAAAATGCTGCTGCTGCTAAAGCTACGGCGATTAAAATAAATTTCATATTATTTGGTTTGTTTTGGTTTTCTTCCTCTTCTTGGTTTTTTCTTTGCAGCGTCTACTACATCTCCAGCCTGATTGATTACCTCTTTAGCTGCATCTTTAACATCTCCGAGTTCTTCTTTAACTCTTTTTGCTCTTTCTTTAACATCTTGAATGATTTCTTTCCCGTCTTCTACTGCATCCTCTACAGCATCAGGAATACCGTCATTATCTTCGTCTTTAAATTTTTTGAAGAATTTTGTTGCTACGAAAATACCACCGGCAACTACTACTAAAATTAAAAGGATTATTCCAATTGTTTTCATAAATGATTATTTGTATTTATTATAAATATACTATTTTAAAGGAATCTTAGCGGGTTTCCAATATGTCCCGTATTTTTCTTCAATATAAAAGTATAATTCTATTAGCTCTAAGTCGGTATTCATTACCTCTTCTTCGTACTGTTCCTTAGTAAGTTTAAACGTCTGTAAGAATCCTCTTTCAAGTTCCTGAAGTTTATTAGCTTCGTCCTTTTCAAAGTCTTCTAATAGTCTTTTACGTCTAGCTCTATCTAAAGAAGTCTCTTCTACATACCTTCCGGTATCCCTATAAAGCTCTCTCCATTTGTCGTTCATTCTATGTTCTACAACTTGGGCTTCATACTTAAACGAACCTATATCGAAATCACCGTTAAGTATTCTATCCTTAAATGGATGTCTAGAAGTAAGAGGTTTATTCTTTAACGTATAACTTCTCCACCACATAAACCTATCGTAAGGTTTTTTGAAGTAGTTAGTAGTTAGGTGATCTTCTAATTCTTCTAGACTAGTAGTCGGACTATAGGGTAGATTTATATTCATACTTAAAGATAAGAAGAAATTTCTTTAGCTCCAACTTTTTCAAAGAATTTCTGTGCCCTATAGTTCCACTTATCACAATAAAGTCTGATTTCTTTATACGGTGTATAGTTGAAGCAATGTAGGATAAATTTTACTGGCATCCCAGCTTCTCTTCTATCACTAACAAACATATTATAAAGATAGTCTTCATCAAACCATACATGCCCTAAAGCTCCTTTTTTATCACGAAGTAAAAATAAAACTTCATTATTAGAGAACCGTTTTTGGGTTTCTTTTAAATCCCACATTTGATCCCATTCTATTTCTCTATTGAAAGCTTCTATACTTTCTTGTATTTCCTTAATAAATTTGAAAGAATTAGAATTGGTTACCTGTACGACTCCTTTTACCTCCCCGTACGGCATTCTATTTTCAATACTGTACCAAATTTTATCTTCCACTCTGTAAAATTCTAGCTGCTTCTAATATAGATGCTTCTGAGTATTCAATTAAAATATTGTAAGCTAGTTTTTTATCTCCTTCACTTAAGATAGGTTTTTTAATTAGCTCTCTATCTGAGATGTCACCTAGAAAAGGTCTTCTAGTGACAGTTTCTCCTTTATCTGGAGATTCATAGATATAGGTTGTTTTTGGACCAGTGGTTGATATTCTACCTTCTTCTACTAACTCTTCGTACTTTTTAATTGAATCACTCATAACATTTATTTTATTTATTTCCAGTTAAAATTGTTACCCATCGCTCCCCATTTTGAAGTTTCAAAGAACATTGGTTTCTTTAAATCTAGAAACTCTATGATTCCTTTTGGAGATAAATCGTAATCTTTAATTTGTATATCTTTACCGTCTACCTGTGCTAATGCCTGTAAAGGTTGATCATACCCAATAGCATAAGATAGCTGAACGATAACTTCACTTGCTTTATACTTTTTGAGGTAGTCTACAGCAACACGTCTTGCCATATAGGCTGCCGATCTATCTACTTTAGTTGCATCTTTACCTGAGAAAGCTCCTCCTCCGATTGGCACTCTAGGTCCGTAATTATCAACGGCTAATTTTCTTCCAGTAACTCCTGCATCTGCATCAAAACCTCCTTGTTTCCAATCTCCGGCTGGATTACAGTGAAGTTCTTTAATTGTGTATTTTTCTCTTTTGAAAAAATCTGTACACATAGTTTCTAAGTCTGCTTTTGGAGCATTTTGAAATGACGCTACAACCCTAACACTCTTACCGCTTAATGTAACTTGTGTCTTTCCATCGAATGGATACTTTCTGTATATCTCTCTGTTTAATTTTCTAGCAAGGTAGTACTCTTGAGGTACCTGTTCGTTGTTATCGTTACAAGCATAACCTATCATAATACCCTGATCACCAGCTCCTCCGGTATCTACCCCTTGGGCTATTTCTGGTGATTGAATAACTAGGTTAATAGTTACGTCTGTGATACCTGTTAGGTTAGCTACATAAGCTTTAATAGTAGAGTCATTTACTTTAGTTTTAGATGTAACCTCTCCTGTAATAAATACTTTACCATGACCTCCCATGGTTTCGATTGCACATCTAGAATCTGGATCACCGGCTAAATAAGCGTCTAAGATTGCGTCTGATACTCCATCACATAATTTGTCTGGGTGTCTTGGTGATACGAATTCTGCTGTTCTAATTTTCATAAATACTTTTCTTTGAATAACTTTTTAAAGTTGTTATAACCTGCTGCTGCGTTTGCTTGCCAGTCTTCTGTTGAGCCATCATCACTAACCCACTTATACAAAGATAAGGAAATTCTTTCGTTCTGACAAACTTTTGCTATGGAATATCCTTCCATATCTACAACATCACATTTTTTTATATTTTCTACATAACTTTTACTGTAGACTTCTGATGTATCATAGAAAGTATCTGTAGTGAAAAGTTTGTAAGGTGAATTTGTAATCTCTATAGGGTCGTGTTCAGGAACTACACATCCATAGAAGTCATCATATACGGTTCCTATTTCTAGAACTTCACCTCTTTTATGATTTTTAAGATTACCGCAAGAACCGAAATTAATTACACGGGAAGGTTTTCCACCACCGTGGGCCAGTTTATGATTCTCTATAAGCTTTTTTGTATTTAAAGCTGCTTCTACTTTTCCAACTCCTATAATATGAATTGGAATACCAAATAACTCTCTATCATGATGTTCGAGTTTGGTTGCTGATACTAATAAGATATTACGCATTTTGTTTTATGGTCTTTTACGATTCCTATATCCAATAAACATAGAGAATCGATTACTTGATATCCGGCAAAATCTGCTAGTTCTTCTGCTGCTTTCATTGTCCCTCCTGTAGCGTAAACATCATCTACTAAGACAACATTACCCCAGCCGCTTTCCATTTCAATTATATCTGAACCGTATTCAAGATCATATTCAGTTCTACATAGGGCTGCTCCTCTATCGGGAAGTTTACCTGCTTTACGAATCATTTTAAATCCTTTCAGGTTGATTGCTGCTAAAGCAGCTGCAAATATAAATCCTCTTGATTCGATTCCAACAAAGTAATCTACTTTATCCATATCAATGAGTTCTCCCATCGCATATATTGCATCATAGAATGCTACTGAATCTTGTAATAGGGGTTGGATGTCTCGGTATAAAATACCTTCTTTAGGAAAGTTTGGAACCTCTTTGATATAACTTTTAAAATCCATTTATTTACCTCTTCCGGCTTTTTTTACAACTTGTTTAACAACATTTTTTCCTTTGCTGTTTTTAACTTTACTTTTACTTGTACTGGGTGTTAGGCTGTTGCCAAAAAATTTAGAACTCATTTGATTTATGTTTTGGTTATCATTCCACGATTCCTCGAAAAATATAAAGTCTTGCATATTAATAAATATAAGAAATCTTTTCTTCTAAACAAAAAAAAAGAGGCTAAATAGCCCCTTCTTTATAATTTATTACAACCTGTGTTGCACCAAAATCTTTCTCGACCCAGACTTTTTTACCTTCCAGATACATCACCCGCAGGGTAACGCGATTATTCTCGTCATATTGTGTCCATATACCGTGGGGTTTAAACACTCCATCTACCTTTGTATAGATACCTTTTTGTGTCGGTGCTCCATCAAATTTAATGGTGACTGCTACGGTATTTTCATTTACTACTTTATAGGTCTTTTCCTGTGCAAGTCCTATGGCAGATACAAGCATTGCTAATGCAAATAAGATCTTTTTCATATGCCGGTGTTTAGGGGTTATGTTAATAAATAGTCCAAAATTGAACTTCTCTTGAACTTCTCTTAAACTAAGATAACACAATTTTAGCAGGATGGCAACTATATGGCAATAAAAAACCCCACCGGTTGAGGGTAGGGTTAGTTAAAAATGCGCGTGGCACCTTCGGTGCGGGAGAGAGAAACGCCCCCGCCCCTCGGATTACTTAGACTCTTCTACGGAAGCTTTACGGTAGTCGGTAATCAATTTCTTGATCTCTCCTGCTGCCTTACGAGCTCTCTGTTGAGATGCTTTAGTAGTTCCTGCATTGTTTTCTGCTAACTCTGTAAAGTTAGCTTCAATTGCTTCGAATAATTCTTGTTTTTTTGACATAATCTTAATTTTAAAATTTAATTTATCCTAATAGCATGTTTGGATCCATACCATTACTTTCTTTTTTGTTTTTCTCTGGTAAGTTAGAGACTACTGCCTCTGTAATCAACATCGTACCAGCAACCGATGCTGCATTTTCTAGTGCTAATCTTGTAACTTTGGTTGGATCAATAATTCCTGCTTCAAACATATTAACTGTTTTGTCAGCTCTTGGGTTAAAACCTAACCATTTATCTTTAGAGTTTTGTAACTCTGTATCAATTTCTCCTATCTTATCTGAAGTAAAACCTGCGTTTAATAAGATTTTTCTGAAAGGAGCTTCGCATGCATTCAATACAATTTGATATCCTTTGTATTCATCTTTAGATTCAATTGAGTCTAATCTACTTTCTAGCATTGTGGCTGCATTTAGTAATGCAATTCCTCCTCCAGGTAAGATTCCTTCTTCTAAAGCTGCTTTGGTTGCATGTAGTGCATCGTCAACTCTATCTTTCTTCTCTTTCATCTCTACTTCTGTCATTCCTCCTACGTGAACGATTGCAATACCGCCGATGAATTTAGCTAATCTATCTTGAAGATTTTCTTTTTCGTATGGAGATTTAGTATCATCAATTTGATTTTTAATCTCTTCTACTCTTTGGGTAATCTTCTCTTCATCTCCTTTAGCGTCAATGATGGTAGTAGTATCTTTACCTACTGTAACTTTATTAGCTGAACCTAACCAATTAGTGTCAAACTTCTCAAATCTCATTCCTTTCTCTGATGAGATTACTTGACCCCCGGTTAAGATTGCGATATCTTCTAGGACTGCTTTTCTTCTATCTCCAAAGTCAGGAGCTTTAACTGCAGCTACAGATAAGATTCCTCTCATTTTGTTAACTACTAGTGTCGATAAAGCTTCTCCATCTAGGTCTTCAGCAATTATTAATAAAGATCTGTTCTGCTGTGAGACACTTTCTAGGATTGGAAGTAACTCTTTGATTGCATTTAACCTCTTGTCGGTAATTAAAATCAACGGTTTTTGAAGAACAGCAGTCATGGTAGAGTTATCCGTAACGAAGTATGGAGACTTATAACCGCGATTGAATTGCATACCTTCGACTGTTTCGAGATATGTTTCTCCTGTTTTGGATTCTTCGATTGTAACAACACCATCTCTTCCTACTTTATCCATAGCAGTAGAGATCAATTCTCCAACTTCTGTATCGTTGTTGGCTGAAATTGTAGCGACTTGTTTTAGCTGTTCTTCATCCGTTATTTCTTTTGAGTAATCAGTTTCTAAAAACTTAACTACTTCTTTTACTGCTTTATCAATACCTCTCTTAACGTCTACTGCATTTGATCCTGCATCTAAAGAATCAATACCGTCATTAAGAATAGTTTGTGCAAGTAAGGTAGATGTTGTTGTACCATCACCTGCCTGTTCTGCCGTCTTAATAGAAGCTTGTTTAACAATCTGTGCTCCTAAATTCTCTACTTTATCTTTTAGTACAATAGATTTAGCTACTGTTACACCATCTTTCGTAGATACTGGATTACCCATATCTTGTTCGATGATAACATTACGGCCTGATGGACCTAATGTTGCTGTAACTGCATTTGCTAATTTATCTACTCCGTCAGCTAGTTTATTTCTAGCGTCATTTGAAAATGTAATTTTCTTACTCATATCTATGCTTCTTTTACAACTGCTAAAATTTCTCTATCTTGTGCGATATAATACTCTTCACCTTCGAAATCAATTCTTAATGTTCCGATTTTAGGTACAAGGACTACATCTCCTACTTTACAGGATCTAACTGTAATAAGTTTAGAAGGGTCAAGTTCCGACTGACGCCCTGGACCTACTGCTAATACTTCTCCCATTTCTGGTTTCTCTTTTCCTAAATCTGGAATTACGATTGAACCGTAAGTCTGTTCTCCTTCATCAATAGGTTTGATGAGGATTCTGTCGTTTGTTGGTTGTAACTTTTTACTCATTGTTTATATTTACGTCTGTTATTTCTTTTACTAGGTAGTATACTCCATTCGAGTTAAACATTGTATCACAGTGAAGAAGTTCTCTCCAAGCCTTTAATCCGTCTACGTTACCGTTAACTTGAGACTCTTTAATTTTTCTAACTACTTGATACAAGTTTCCTCGAACTTCTATAACCTCTTTGTTCATTATATTAATATATGAAGATTTATTTAAAGATCAAACCCTAGAGCGGAATTAATCTATTTTATTTTAAGAGTCTTTACTTCTGACCCTTTAGCGTATGGAATTGCAATCTTTAGTAATCCGTATTTAAATTCAGCATCAGCTTTACTTAAATCAAATTTACTATCGATTTTCCATCCTAAATTAAACGAACGTTTGGCTATACCTCTGTGGATATATTTTGCCTCGTCGTCTTTATCTACTTTATTGTAATTTACCCGTAATGTATTATTTTGAGTCTGTACCTCGAGCTCTTCTTGAGAAACTCCTGTACAAGCGATGTCGAACACTAGATGTGTCTCTGTCTCGTAAATGTCTACTGGGTGAGGAAGTTTGGATTCTGCTAGTGGTGCGTAACCATTGGCTGTTTGCAAAAAATTGCGGACTAAAATGTCGAACGGATTTCGTTCATGTAAAAAAATGTTACTCATAATGATGTAATTTGTGGAGTCCTAAGATCTCCGGTTAATTTAAAAGTTGAAAGCTCTAGGGTCAATCTTCTTTAATATAAATATACTTGATTTTAATTTTTAATGTCCATCCGCCCAGTTATTTGCAATTTCTGGTGGTGCTTTTAGGGTTACTCCTGGTAGTACAGTCGTAGTTTCCATTATATGCTGTACATGAGGTGCAAACATTTCTGCATCTTTTTCTGATACATTCACAATAAGTTGATCATGGACCTGTGCCTGACATTTAGCATCTATTCCTAACTCTATAGCTTTTCTATTAATCTGTACCGCTGCACGGTTTACTACTGCAGCTGCTAATGATTGAAGTTGGAAGTTAAGGCAGTTATTAAGTCCGTTTCGGTAATCTCTATAAGCTTGTATTACTACTTCTTTACCGTATTTAGCTTCTAACTCTTTTCTAAATCTCCAATCCATCATACGGTCTTGAAACTTCATATAAGTCTTCTGAACTTTAGGTAAGTGTCTAACTCGTCCTACATAGTTTTTAATGTAACCGTGAGCTTTGACTTGAAGTCTAGAATTCTCTCTCCATTCTTTAAGCTGAGGAAATCCATCTAAATAACCTTGAACTAATTCTTCAGCTTTCTTCTGATCAATACCTAAAGTCATTTTAAGAGCATAAGCTTCCATACCGTATGCAATACCTAATGAATAAGCTTTTGCTTTATTACGAGCAGGAGCATCTAAGTTCTTAAGGTAGTTGGGTGCTTTCTTGTCTGCTGAGACTCCGTTAGGGAATCTTTTACGATCCTGATCTAATCTTTCAGTTTTAATAGCAACTGTAGAGTAGAAGTCCCAGCCTTTGTTAAAGATTTCCTGTAAAGCAGTATCGCCTGTTACAGATGCAAAGCAATGAGGTTCTAATGATTCGTAATCGGCATCGATTACTTTTCTACCTTCTCCGGCAATCATAAACTTTCTCACGATATTGGTATACTTAACAATAATCGGAGCATCTTCTCCTTCCTCTTTGGGTTTAGGAAGCTGCTGTGCATCTGATCCATAGCGTCCTGATACAGTACCATTCTGTTTGAAGTAGAAATAGTATTTACCGTCTTCGGCTCTGTCTCTGAACCTGTCTACGTAGGTAGATTTAATTTTAAGTAACTTGTTATATACTCTTAGGTTTTCAGCCCAAGTATAAGTTTTAGATAACTCTTCGATCATATCCATATCGAATTGAGCTCTACCTGATTTAGTCTGCCCTGCTGCTTTAAGAGGTTCAATTCCCATATAACCGAAGACGATCTCACCCAAGTGTTTTTTAGACTGGATATTAATAAGATCTCCGTCGTTTGATTCCCTCCACATTGCCATCGAGATTCGGTATCTTTCTACCTCATCGATAAGGGTCTCGTCTCCGGTTAATAGGAACTGCTTTACTTTCTCTTCTTTTTCACTAGAGGGTTCAAATGCTTCTATATTTTTCTGGGTAAGTGAATACTTACCTGTTTTTTCTGATTTAGGTAAAGGAATAGAGTATCTTGCAACAATATTCTGTGCCCAGTTACCTTTTGGTGATACTGGGTAGTTATCTAATGCAGTCTTAACTACCCATGATTTCGCTTCTGAGGTCTCTAATAAGGATTTCATTACAATATCTTTATTATCTTCAAGATCTTCTGAGATCTCTTTGTGTGTTTGCTCTATTAAGTCCATATCGAGTTCTACACCGTATGATTCCATCGGTACAGTTACCTCTCTATAAACAGGCATTACTTCATCTTCAAAGAAGAATTTCTCCAAACCTTCATCTCGTAATTTATCCAAATATAGATTACAAATGCGAAGGGTAAGGTCAGTATCAGCACTAGCATACTTGCTAAGGATGTCAAGATCAGCCTTGTAGATTTCAAAGCTTTCTTTAGTAACAGAGCCACCATTTTTCTTAATAGATTCTTTAAGTTCAATTTGCTCCTGGTTAGCAGCTTCTTCTACGTTCAGGCCAAGAGCCTCCTGATTCATAATAGCTATAGATTTCAGTCCAAAAGGATTACCAAAGCCAAAAGCTCCTTCCTCATAAACAGTATGAACTAAGAGTCCAGTATCTACCCAGATGTCTTCTAATAAGTCAACACCGTAGTAATTTTTAATAAATTGAACGTCAAAGGAAGCATTGTGAAATACTAATTTCTTTCCTTTCAAAAGCTTAAGTAAATTTCTACTTAAAAGCTCGGTAGAGGTCTCATCAATCTCTTGTAAGATTAACTCTTCTCTATGATAATCCCATACTAAAGTAGGAAGATAGAACCCAATACCTTCATCTCCGGATACTGACCATCCGATAATTTTATCTTTTCTGGGGTTTAGACCAGTCGTCTCTGTATCGACTGCTATTACATCTGAGTCTAGGATGTGTTGGTGTAGTAGTTTTAACGTTTCACTATCTTGAACGGTGTAGTACTTCTTTTCTAACTGCATTTATAACCATTTTTATTTAATATAAAGATACGAATACTTTATATAAGATCCAACAACTCTTTTGGGTAATCTTCTTTTTTTATTATTATACCTAAATGATTTTCTAGGTTCTTTATTACAGCTAATTTTGCTGCTTTATCTCCTTTGCCGTACGCCCAGGCCATTGAACCTTTGTGACCTTGTATTTCTTCTTGAATGTTTGTAAACGTTTTATTAACTAGAGTTTCATCTTCCTCTTCAAGTTCAAAGTCCAAGTCGTAGAGACCGGCAAACTTAAGTAGTTCTAGTAGATTCTCCTTCTGATAAGCTTCTTTTACCGCATTAAAGTCATCTACCTTTCCTCCTTTATCAGGATGGGTGTAAGTAGATAACTTTTTATACAGTTTTTTAAGTTTTTCCGGTTTTTGTTTCTTTGTAGGTTTTTCCTCTTCTTTGCCTGGAGGATCTTTTCTCATCTCTCCGGTCTCTTCATTAACCCACATTTCAGATTCCTTTTGAACAAAATATTTTCCAAACAGTTTACTCCATTCACTTAGGTAGCTTTCGAGTTCTTCTTCAGTCTCTTCAAGTTCTAATTTGAGGAATTCATACTTATGGGATATTTTCTTGAGGTATCTAGACATTTATAGTTCTCCGTACAGATCAAACTTTTCTGGTTCGGGTTCTTCTATAAATATTTCTTTTTCTACGATTGCGTATAACTTTCCTCTTAATGGAGCTAATCTGTAGTCTCCTTTGAATTTAGTTTTCCTTAAGTACGTAGTAAGAGTTGGAACCAACCCTTCGATAATATTTTCTTTATCGATGGTCAGTTCCCAATTATCTCCAGGGGGTACTCTGGTTGCAATCAACTCTAGTTGTTCTTCGATTACTTTCTCAGCCATTACTGTCTTAAAGTTTTAGCGATTCTATAATCTGGAGAGGTAAAGAATTCAGGTATCAACATTGAATGTGAAGCCCTAATTGGATTAATATCTAATCCTCCTCTACGGGTATACAAACAAGTTACCATTAATTCTTCAGGATCAAAAGCTTCTTTTAAGTGCATATAAATCATTTCACAAATCTCTTCATGGAAGTGGGATACAGTTCTGTGAGATACAATATATTTGGCTAATGATTCAGCTGTTGGAACTTTTTCACCTTTAATATTAATAAATACATCCCCCCAGTCCGGTTGGTTTGTAACTCTACAGTTAGATCTTAATAAGTTTGATCTGTACTCCTTATGAAAACCATTTCCATCTTCTGCCTCTAACTGTGAAGAATCTGATTTAAAAGCTGTAAAGTCAATTGCATCTAAGTCTGTATATTCAGATAAATCTTTATATACAAATCCTATAGCTGGAACTTCATTTTCTGATTGATAAAAAGAAACAGTTGTGTTAGTTTCTAATAATTCATCTAAATCTCTTTTAACTCTTGCTTCAATTCCTAAAATACATTCTCTGGCTGATTCACCAATGCGGGTCATATTAAATGAATTCAAATATAACTTAATTGATTTGGATTCAACGTGATGAGATGAATCGGCAGGACAAACAATTTTAAGCATTCCGGCAACCGGTTGTCCTTTAGTTGTAATAGCTGATACTTCATATGCATTCCAAGTATCTACACCTACAAATGGAAGGTTGTTATCATCGATGCCGTATGCTTCACGATTAAGGTATCTCGGTACCTTTACTAACAATTCTGGGTTATACTGGTCTGAATAACCATCACCACCTACTTTACCTAAATGCTTTCCAGCAATTTTTACTACTTCTTCGTAATTTTTAACGTCTGACATAATTAACTAATAAATTCTAATATTTGTTCAACTCTCTGCAATGGTGACCCTGTTACAGTTAGGTAGGGCTGTCTTACTCCTTCTAGTAGATTTTGAAATTGTAAGTCAATATCTTTTCTCCATTCTTCATTTACACTTCTAACTCCATCATCAACTGATTGAAATTCGATAGGAAAATAAACATAATGGGTATATTCGTTTTTTACTCTCTCCCAAGTATCCATAATATAGCTAAATGCTTCTGTAGAGATATTAGGCATGAATGATGAATATACAGCTAAATCCATATAACATCTATCTAGTAGGGTATTGTTACCTGATAGTAACGCTTCTAAATGAAAACTACTAATAGCAAGCTGTGTTTCTGATGTTCCTAGTTCATTTATAGGAAAACCATATTTAGCTACACTACGGGTAGATTCGTTTATAAATTCGTATTTAGGTATTTTGTTTTTAAGTAATTCGTAAACAGTAGTCTTACCTGTACTACTAGCTCCTACTAATGCGATTCTTTTGATCATATAACCTATTTTATTTCTATAAAGATAAGAAGACTATTTCTTTTCTACAACTATTCCCTTAAGTAAATTTACCCATAAGTAGAGACTCCTGTCTCTTAAGGTGTCAAATAATTCATCAAGAGTGGCTATATCCCAAGTAGAAAATCTTTCAAAAGATAAAACCTTTCCTTCATCTACTCCAGCTGTAACTCTATGAATAACACATCCTGCTGTAGGGTAGATATCTTTCTTAATTCCATCCCAAGTTCTTACTTGAGGATCTTTACCTTTAAGTTCAGGATAGTCTGTAATGAGACCAGGGTGACCATTAAACATTGTATACTTTTCACAAAGTTCTGGAGGTATCACTCTTAGCCAGCCATGTAGAGTTATAACCGGATTATCAAACTTACTTAGAAGTCTTTCATAATCTTCTACAGTAGGTTTATTCGGAGTATAGTATAGAATCTCTTCTATGTTACCCCAAGAAAGGATCTGTTTATTAATCTGTCTGAGATTTTCAGGTCTTTCGTTAGTAATAATTCTATCTGGGAGTCTTCCGAGTCTCTCTACTAAATCTACTATCTCAGTTCCAGTTTGTGAGAAAAAACAAATCCAAGGTTTATTCATTTTATAACATTTATTACTTGTTCAACATCTACAGGGTAGGTATACTTTCCATCATCGACAGTTAGTCTTCCGGCTTCATTAATATGTGTAACTTTTCCTTTTTCAGTGCTACCTGCAAAAGCAAACTCTACAAACTCTCCTATTTTATACCGTTTTCTTTTCGCCATTTGTAAACCATCTAAATTTATTAATATTGTATAAGATCGTATTTGTATCTTCTACTTCGTAATTAATAAGTTCAAATAACTTTTGAGACTCTTTAGACCATAAGCCGTCTTCTCCGTACTCGATTCCTTTTATACCATGTACTACTGGGTTAGAAGTATCTAATGAGTAGATCCAGGGATACTGTGAGTAGAAGGAGAATTCTTGAGGTAGACCACATCCTAATAGGTGATGAGGTTTACTCTCATTGATTACACCGTCTTTCATTAAGTCTCCTAAGAGTTTAACCCTTCCAAGCATCCAACTTACATATTTGTTAGGATGTGGGACAGACTTAGTATAGTACGAGTAGTCAAAGGATATCGCTATCATATCAACATCAGCTAACTCATTCATATAAATGTAACAAGCTTTTATCTCTTCATATGACTTCCCTTGAACTACCCCTATCTTCTTGCCTGGCAGGTCTTTATATCTAAAATTCCATTCAGCCATTTGAGACATAGTCTTTTTAACATTCTCTAAGGCATCTGGTACTATATACCAGGTAGGTCTTAATCTTTCAACCCATCCGGCAAACTTTTCAGCATCAAAAGCTTCTTCTAATTCAAAGATAGAGTTATCTAGTATAACCTCTCTACCTTTTCTTAAAGCTACTTTAAACTGTTCTAAGTACTCTTCATCTTCTTCAAATAAATGTACTAAAGCATAATCATAATCGGTAACTTTTTGTACATCTGTAAATATACTTTTAGGGCTTTCGTGTGCTATTTTAATCATCTATTTCTTCTACTGTATTATTAATATCTTTAAAAGCATCATTCATCATTTTCATTGCTTCATCTAACTTAGCTTGATAGGCTTGTAAATTGCTAGCTTGTTCAATAGCTGCTATTGCAATAGAAAGGGGAACCATTTCCATTTTATGACTCTCTACATAAACTTTATGTTCTTCTAAATTAATTGCCATCAAAAAATTGTTTTAAGTCTGGTCTGAAGTAGTTAACAGATTTCATTACTTTTCGGTCTCTAGTACGGTACACAATATATCTTCCTTCTGCAATCTTTTCAAAATGGCAGGCCTCACCTTGCTCTTCACTTCTTTTGCTGACGGTAAGTATGGCTTCTGCTTCAGTTTTACAAGCTTTTGACATATTACTTGCTTGGACTTCTTGATAGGCTGGCCATATCTTTGCTTTAAGACCATGTAACATAGCACCGTTCCCAAGGGAAACATAAGTAATATCGCAAAGAGCGTCCAAAACTTCCACGATGTCTCCATTTTCACAAGCTTGTCTATATTCTTCAAGTTCTTCGAGGATAAAATCATAGACGAACTGCCATTCTTTCTTTTCAGGTATGGTTGGAACATAATTGTTTGGTTTACCAAAGGTTGCGTTAAATGTTTCTACTTCAGATACAAAAGGTATATACCCTTCTTCTTCAAATAATGATAATTGCATAACTTTTATTTTTTATATAATATAAAGATAAGAAAAAGGTCCCGAAGGACCAAATTCTAATAAACTTTTATAATTCTTGATTGTGTCAGGCTTACTACCTTAAAGTCTGATTCTCCTTCTAACTCTTTGTAGGTTTTAGCTTCTGCTTCTGTTCCGGTCATAGCATCTACTAAGTAAATTTCTTTTACTTTTTGAATTCGACCTCTATCGTTCTCTCTTTTGAATTCTACTGTGACTTGCCAGTAATATAATTCTGCGGGTATTATGCTCATAAAATTAATTTTAGTTTCTAATTGATAATTCTATATTTTTGTAGAACTCTGCTTTAGCTGAATCTTCGTGTAAAAATGCTCCTGTTAATTTTGCAGTCTGCATAGCTGCACCTTGATGCTTAACTCCTCTACAGGATACACAAGCATGTGTAGCATTTATCATTACGGCTACTCCTTGGTTTCCTTCACAGATTTTATCTACTGCATTATGGATTGCAACAGTTAATTGCTCTTGAATTGCTCCTCTTCTTCCAAATTGTTCTACAATTCTGTTTAGTTTGGATAATCCTACTACTTTACCATTTTCTGAGGCAATATAAGCAATGCTTACTTCTCCTCTAATTTGCTGATGGTGATGAGAACACATAGAGATAACAGGTATTCTGCTTTCTTGTACGATACCATCATACCCATCTGAAGGGAAAGCTGTAACTCTATCTAAAGGAGAATACCTTCCTGCCCATAAGTCGTTAACATATGCTTTAGCTACTCTAGTTGGAGTTTCTGATGAGTTAGGATCTGATTTGTAATCTACTCCTAAAGCTGTTAAGAAATCTGCAAATGCATTAGAAGCATTTAAAATGATTTCATTTTTCTCCATTTCGGTAAGTCTAGCTTCGGGTCCATCTTTAGCCTGCTTTTGAGCTAATTGAGTAGAAATACCATTTGCAAAACCTGCTTGAACCAATTCGGTTCCTTTAATAAATTTTTTAGCCATCTATAACTGTTTTTGTATACTTAAATATAAGAAATATCTTTCTATTTGACAAGATAATCTTGAATTGTTTTTGAATCTTTTTCTTCCCAGGGGAATACTAACCAATCATCGTTGGTAATTAATTCTCCGGTGAATGTAGGTATGATTTTACTTCCCTCTCTTGTAGCAAGTGTTGCTGTTCTAAACGCATACCCTTCTAATTCTGAAAGTGTAATTCCAGTATCTGCTATATCGTCAAATACTAAGACTTGTTTTCTAGCTGCTGTAGTTAGATTTTTAGCCTGTTCTAACTCCATAAATTTAAAACCATACCTATGTGAGAATAGAACTGCCGGAATTAAACCTCCTCTTGGAATTCCACTTACGTGCCTGATGTTGTATTTTACTTTTGAAACCTGTTGGTGAATTAGAGCTAATTGTAAATTAACCCAATCCCAATTAAAAAAAACCTTTTCTGTCATATCTTAGTTTGTTCTATATTCTATCCAATTTGAAATATGCGTTCCGTTATTAGGAAATTTAAAAATAACCTTTCTCCCGTCAAACTCTATAGTTTTTACGAACCCGGATGGTACTGTCGCTCCTGATGGTAAAACTGTTAATTTTCCTTCAAACAATACTTCTATTCTAACCTTAACCTCAAAAAAGTTTGCTAAATCTCTTTCAAAAGATTCTAATTGGCTCCACTGTCCTCTATTTAAGTTTTGATGCTGGAGTGCTGAATTAAGGTAGCTAAATGTTTTTTTAAGTGTCTTTACATCACAAGAAAAAGAGGCAGCAGGGGCTAAGTGTCCTTTGTCCCAAACATTATCTACGTAATCTAAATTGTCAGAAGTATGTATATCTTTATCGGTATAAAAATCCATTCCAGATCTAGATGCTTGTCCGTTGGGACATTTAACAGTATATTCCACATACAGTGGTTGTTCATAAACTTCAGAATAAATACCTTTATATAGATCATCTACTTGGAATTCTACCCTATGTCTTTTTTGTGCGAATACTACCTGAATTAATAGTATAAGGGTTAGGCTTAGTTTTACTCTCATTATGTTAGTTGATAAATTTAAGTCCAAAAAACTCGTAGTTCTTATGAACGTACTCTTCTTCTCCTGCTTCAATTGCATCTTGTTCTGAATCAAAGATTGCTTTTACCGGGCATTCTGGTAGGCAAGCTCCGCAGTCAATACATTCGTCAGGGTTAATATATAGCATTTTTCCTTCTATCTCCTCTTTGGTCATTCCGGCTACTTCTGCTCCTGCACCTGTTACGTCTATAGGGCCGTGAATACAGTCTACAGGGCAGACATCAACACAGGCAGTATCGCAGGTACTAACACAAGGTGATCCAATTATATAACTCATATCTTAGTTAGGATAATAACGTTCTATAGTTTCCAATACATCATCGGCTTCAGCCAATGCTTTAATTGCTTCTATTGCATTATTGTAAAAATCTTCTGTAGAGTGGTCTCCAATTCCAGCTGGATTTTGTGTAAGTAGCTCTAATGTCATTAGTGCTTTTTCTCTGTCTGCTTCTGTGATTTTACGAAGCATTTTAATTACTTGATATTGTGCCATAGTTTTAAACTTCTCTTTGATCTTCAAACGCAATAATATGCGGTCTCCATGTTAACCTGTATCCGTTATCTCTCACCCAGTCAAATAAAATCGGGTAAGACTTCTGTAATGCTTCTCTTGTATCTCCTGCTGGCATAAACCATACTTTGTCTTGAGGTGCGTCTAGAGTTTTAATACAGTCTAAAATCTCTTGTAAAGACTTTTCATCTTTTCCATCCCATACCGGTTTTAAATGGTAGTCTGAATGATAAGCAATGCTTTTTTTAATAGCATCGTAATTAAGCCTAAACTTATTATGCTGTTTTACCATTCTTTCGTCCGTGATTCCACCTTGAGGGGTCGCAACACCGATGACAGGTACTGAGTTGCTGAACTTAGGAGATATCGACAATAAATTGATAGGATAGTCAGTTTCCAGGTAATGGGAGCCTTCATTCTCCATAGTAATAAAAAGGCCTCTCTCATGAGCTAAATGTGTTAATTCGTTAACTAATTTTCCATGCATAGAAGGTGAACCTCCTGTCAACATCATTTCAGTGATGTGAGGATTATCATCATATGCTTTTATAATATCATTAAAGGAATATTTACCTTTTTCTGGATGAATAGAAGTATACCAGCTATCACACCAGCCTCCTTCACCAAAGTAACATCTATGGGTACACCCTGTAGTTCTAATAACCACTGTTGGGTACCCGGCTCTTGAACCTTCTGATTGTACTGCAGTATAAATCTCTACAATAGGTAGATTTTTATCGAAATCTTCTATTCTACCTAGGGACATATATAGCTGAGTTTTTACCGTGTTCTCTAAATTCTACTTTTATAACTTTTACTCGACCTTCAGTCTCAGTCTCTATAAAAGGCCCTACCTTGTCGTATACAAATTGTGCAAACCTTTCTGCACCGGTAGCAGGTACTATTCTTACCTGTGCTACACCAGCCTCATCCATCTTTAAGAAGGAATCTCTGAATGGATCATCTTCGGCTACGATAAAAGTGTGGTCAAACATATAGTCCATCCAATCTTTAGGAGACATCCCATCGATTGTTCCTTTAGCTCTTTTCATTCCTCCGAAATCCCAGACCCAGTTTCTTTCATCTAGATCTCCTTCAAACCATAGTTTAAAAGATACTCCGTATCCGTGTAATTTTTGGCAGTGAGTACCATCTGCCCTCCATTGACGAAATACCGTACTGAATCCGTCAAAGACTTTTGTTGATTGAAATTTTCCCATAACTTTAATTTAAACTAATTCTTCGTAAATACCAACTATTTCGGCTATTAGTAAGCCAAAAAATCCCAATTCATAAAATCCTATTATACCTACAAATGAGAATACAATTCGTATGGCGGATTTTACAAATGAGATTATTTGATGTAATTTAGGATTTGGTATATCCTTTAATTTTTGTGTAGTCTGTCTTTGATTGACTTCGTACAGATCTTTTTCAATCTGCTCTCTTAGGTTGTTAAGATCTTGTTCTAAATCTTCTCCTGTTTTTAAATCTACTGGGCGGTTAGCTCTATACATTGCCATTCCGGTGTTTTTAAAGTGGTGCTACGACACTATCGTCTTATATCTTAAGATAAGAATATAAATTTAATCTACAAACTTTTTTAGAAGTTTTTATACGTAAAAGGATCTCTTTTTTTTAATTCAGCGATCTTTTTCTTATACTCTTTTTCTTTTTTATATTCCCAAATTTTGGCTTTAATCCACTGTATTAATTTCATATTTTTCTTATTAAAAAATTATTGATTACTAAATAGTTTATTTCTGAATTTATAAATCTTTCTATTGCTTGTTTTGGAGTCATAGTGATTGTTTGATCTTTAAGATTAAAAGAGGTGTTGAGTACAACTGCTTTTTCATCTATTCTACCAAGTTCAGTAATGAGTGCGTGATATCTTGGATTTTGTTTTTTAGTTACTGTATGAACTCTACATGATCCGTCTACATGTGTTGCAGCTTCTAAGTCTCTTACTTTGGCGTTTACAACTTGATTCATATAAGGTATATTCTCTTGAACATAAAACCATCTATCGGCTTGTTCTTCTGTTACGGAAGGAGCGAATGGTCTAAATCCTTCTCTCTTTTTTATTACGTAATTTAGCTTCTCTCTCATTTTAGGATCTTTTGGAGATGCTAAAATTGAACGGTTTCCTAAAGCTCTTGCTCCAAACTCCATTCTACCTTGAAACCAAGCTATTATATTTTGACCTCTTAAAAGTTCTGCTGTTTTTTTAATTAACTTTTCTTCTGTTAATTTAAACCATTGAACTTTATCTTCATACCCATGTAATGTACTCTGAACTATGAAATTAGTGTATTCAGGACCTAAATATGGTGATGAATTATCTTGTCTTTCTCCTCTATACTGATATAGACAAGCTCCTATTGCTGATCCCGCATCGGAAGGTGCAAAAGGAATATGAATACTGTCAAAATGATCATATGCTAATGAATTTGCTACACCGTTGTAGGCACATCCGCCTCCTAGGCATAAATTTACTTCTCTTGTCATAAGTTTAGCTCTTTTGACCAGTCTTACAAATTCTCTTTCGTAGATTTTTTGTAAAGCTGCTGCTAAATCTTTATGGTCTTGTGTTAATTCATCTTCCGGAAGTCTTGGCGGTAATCCAAGTAATTTGCAAAACTTTTTATTGAACATTATACGTTCTGAATACTCCCAAGTAAAGTATCTTTGATCTATCCAGAATTTATTATCTGAATGACAAAATATCTTATCTAATTTATCGAAGTATTTAGAGGCATTTCCATACGGTGCTAGACCCATTACCTTGTACTCTCCTTCATTAGGTTTAAACCCTAAATAAGATGTTACCGTAGAGTATAACATACCGAGAGAGTTGGGGAAATCAATGGATAACACCTTCTCTATACCGTTTTCTGAACCTTTGTATATTCCTACTGTTTCCCATTCTCCTACACCGTCTACGGTTAGAATCGCGGCAGATTGGTAAGGGCTAGTAAGAAAACTAAAAGCAGCATGAGACATATGATGGTCAACGAAAGATATCCTTCCTGTGTATCCAATAGTTTGTAATAACGTAGCCGGATTCTTTGTTTTAAACTCCCGTAAGAATTTCTTCCGAAGAAAAAAAGTAGTAAATGGTCTTTTATTAAAGATTTTATTAACTCTATCTTTTTTAGTTTCAGGATTCTCATACCAACATACTTCATCTATGTCTGTGATTTTAATTCTTGCTTCTTTCAGACACCATTTTATTGCATTTACAGGAAATGCAGCATCGTGTTTAATTTCTGTAAATCTTTCTTCTTCTACTGCGGCTATTACTTTACCGTCTTTGACGATACATGCTGCTGAATCGTGGTAGAATGCTGCTATTCCTAATTGTATCATAACGTTCTTATATGTTATACTTAGTTGGAGTTATAAATTCTTGTAAATTACTCCATGCATTTTTTGCAGGTAGGGTATTATTTACTTCGTTTAGAAAATTATTGTATTCTGGGTGTTTTTTGTCCCATACTTTTATTTTGTTAAACTCCTCTTCAGAAAAGGTTCCCCAATTGTTAACTTTACCGTAGAATATATTTGCTTTATTGCCAAATACACTTACCATTAATTCGTAAAATATTTTCATTTCCCTATAGTTTCCTTTTTGCACAACAAAAGAAGGTTTAATTCTTTTGAGTGTAGGTATTGTAGAAATAAATTTTAAATTGTCTATCAATTCATTCCATTTACCTCCTATACGGGTTATATTTTCATAGGTATCTTTTGTTCCTGCATCAATAGAGATTTCACAACTTTTAACATATGGATGTATATTCTTCATAGAATTCCACATTTTCTTATTCCACTTTGTAGCGTTTGTATGTAGATGTATTTGTTTTAAATTAGGATACTTCTCTTTATTAAAATTCCGTAAAAAATTTCTAAATCCTACTGATATAAAAGGATCACCGGAACCGGTTATGTAAAGAATAGTTATAGAATTTGAATAGGTATCCTCTATTTCCTGTATTGTGGCTTCTACTTCTTTAATTTTTTTACTATTAGCAGTAATAATTCCTATTCTGCAAGTAGGGCATTCAAGGTTGCAACTTCTATCAAAAGAAAACTGAATTACTTGAGGTTCTAATTTTTTATTCTCAAAGTTACTTATTTGCTGCTTTAGTGCTCTAGGTAGTTGTTCTTTTAAGTACAGTGGTTCTACTTTTCCTATACTACCGAATTTCTGTACTTGATTTAAAAAAGGACATTGATTTTCATCGCAGTATTTATAGGATCCGTCTAAAATAGATTCCCTTATTTCATTAGCTTCAATAGAATTCCATGAATTTTTTATAGATTCACTTTTAGGAATAGACTTAGTAAGCCAAGAGGCACAGCACAGGTAATTCTCTTTATCCTGAATTTCAAACGAAGTAAACGGAACTGAGCATATGTAGTTTTCTTTCATACCTGTGTTTAGTTGGTCTACTAGGACTCGAACCTAGAACGACTGGACCAAAACCAGCTGTGTTGCCAATTACACCATAGACCAGTCATTTTGTAGCCCGTAGGGGAATCGAACCCCTGTTACCAGGATGAAAACCTGGCGTCCTAACCCCTAGACGAACGGGCCAATAAGTGGAGAATATCGGAGTCGAACCGATGACCTCCTGCGTGCAAGGCAGGCGCTCTAGCCAGCTGAGCTAATCCCCCATTAATTTATTTTGCGGTCTGGACGAGACTCGAACTCGCGACCCCCTGCGTGACAGGCAGGTATTCTAACCAACTGAACTACCAGACCAATATTGCGGAAGATGAGGGATTCGAACCCCCGGACCTGTTACAGTCAACAGTTTTCAAGACTGCCGCATTCGACCACTCTGCCAATCTTCCTATTTGTACTCGAGGCGGGACTTGAACCCGCACGGACTAATGTCCATTGGATTTTAAGTCCAACGTGTCTACCAATTCCACCACTCGAGCAATCTTGAGCCTCCAACCGGATTCGAACCGATGACCTGCTGATTACAAATCAGCTGCTCTACCAACTGAGCTACGGAGGCAATCCTTTTAACCTGCGTGATCGGCTAATACCTTCTCAACTGCAGACTTAGCTACTTCCCAGCTTACTGGGCCAGTTTCATCTTCATATTGAACTGGGTCTTTACGACCAAGTTTAATAAACGCTTCAATACGTTCTACTGAAGATGCTGATTTGTAATCTGAGTTACCTGATGGATAAGGTTTGTATGAGGTGTTAGTTCTTTTGTAAACTTCATCGAAGTCTAAATCTAACAGATCACATAAAATTAAACCATCTTGTAAAATACCGAACTTATCAGTTAATAAATATGGTGTAAAAAACCCAACCTTATCAGCATCCCAATTTCCTTGTCTAAATGCCTCATCATCTGCATCTCTAAACTCTTGTCTACAGTCTGGATATACGGCATGATCTCCGGCATGAATACCTAAAGCAATATCTGTATTATTACCAGTTCTATTTGCTACTGATAAAGCTACAGCTTGTGTGATAGAGCTAAAGATTTTGTTTCGGTTAGGTACTACAGTAGCTTTCATATTATCTTGCTCATAATGACCTTCCGGTACATCATCTCCGCCTGATACTAAAGCTGAGTCTAATAGGTTAACTAATCCATTTAGTTCAATTAATTGGTAAGTAACATTTTGACCTTTAGACTTAAGGTAGTCAACAAGTGCTTGAGCTCTTTGAAGTTCAACACTATGTTTCTGACCATAGTTAAAAGATAAAGCTGTTACTGTGTCATACGTAGAAAGAGCACGTAATAATAGAGTAGAGGAATCCATCCCTCCTGATAAGGATACTACAACATTTTTTGCCATTGTAATTATATTAAATTTTGCCAGGTATTCTTAAGCGTATAGGCAAACGCTGAATTATTAAGATAGTGAATAAAAGGGATAGTGTCAACTAATTTAGGATGAACATCCCCACATATTCCTAAGGCGTGCATAACCGTTTCTAACATGTCTACAACTCAATTGAAGTTATTGACAACATTTCTTTTTGAATATTTTCCCAACGAGTGACATACTCATTAAGAGAATATACTTTACTTTCACCATTATTGAGTTTTTCATTTGCTACTCTTTTTAATGCTCCATTAAATGAAGCTGGATAAGATACTGTTTTAATATACTCTGTATCGTTATTACCTTTAATTACTCTTTCGTAAACGGTATAACCGCCTGATTGAGATTTAGAGATAAAAAACGGTTCCATTACTGGGTCTGTAATAACTGTATCCCCTGCTGGGATTGAATCTGGTTTGCGTAACATTTATTTTGATTTTTAAGATAAAACTAATTCTTCTAACTCTTCTTGTGATATTCTACCACTTTTTGTAACTTCGGTTCCGTCTTCTTTAATTAGGACCGTATGTGGGATACTCTTTACTTTGTATTGTGCAGCTAAGCCTGTAGTATCTTCTTCAATGTTTATACTAACAAATTCTACTTGACCGTCATACTTTTTTGCTACCTTATCCCAAGACTTCCCGTATACCTTACAAGGACCGCACCAATCGGCATAAAATTTAATTATTTTTTTCATTATCTTTTGTCTCTATTATAAGTGTCTGCTTTTGAAAAAGTACGTGCAGGAGCTTTAGATCCTGGTGTTGATGCTTTACCTTGTTTAACTGTAGGTAACCATTCCATTAACTGAGTGTAGCGTTGTTTTGCTGATGTTTTTGACATATATAACTGTTTTATTTCTATAAATATAAGAAGAATCTTTCGTTATTCCAACTACAATCCTCCATATTTTTCTTTTTGTTTTGATCTAAATTTTTTAATCTGTTGTTTTAAGTATCTTTTGGCTGCTGGTGATCCTTCTACGATTGGGCATCTCATGTACCAGACTATATTCTTTTCTTCTTTTAGTAATGTTTTTAATTGTTCTACTTCAGGTAAATTACATGTTTGTTCATTCATAATTTATTCGTTAATTCATACTACATAACATATAACTTAATATATGAACTTATTTTTGAAATATAAACTACAAAGGGGGTAAAATTGGAAAAACCTATAAGGGACTACGGTACCGGAGAAGTGGGTTTTATCTCCGTACATCGGTGATGAAAAAAATTTGGGCGGTAATTTACCTACCCAATAGCTGACATAGTAACTATAAAACCTACTATAAATAATATAAATTTCATATTGTAGAAACGTTTTGCGTATAAATATTAAAAAACGATTGGTATAAAACTTATTTAATATAAATAGGGTTAATTTTCCCGTCTTTCTTCTTTTGGGTAGAATTCAAACCTATCATGTTCAGTAGGTGTTAACAATAGTATACCTGTTTCTATATTTTCCTTGACTGTCTCTTGGTATATATGTGACATCCAGGTCTGTTCGTATGGGTGGTCCCATTTAGTATTCAAAAACATTTTTTTATTTCCTTTTTTAGAAACTATTTGAGGCCAGTTACAATAGTAGATATCACCGGTAGCGTAAGGTAGCCCTCTATAGGATTTTATGTTTTTAAATTTTAAGAATGGGGCTTCTGTTTTACTGTCTGAAAATAATTCATCTTTAACATGTTGCGGTACATTATACCAGCTCCATTGACGGGTATTATCTCCGTAGAATTCAGTAAAGTTCATCTTAAGGTAATCAAAATCTTCTTTATGGGCTATCTCTAAAGATTTTTTATATAGACCGGATACTTTCCTTAAAAAACCATTTCTACAACTTTCATCTTGACCGTTATAAAAGAACATATCGTCTTCAAAAAATAAACAGTAATCTGTAGTAGTGTCTTGGTCAAAATGTTCAGCTACAAATTGACGGCCGCCGCATATCCCTATGTTGTCTTTTTTTATTTCCTCAAATCCGTACTTTTCACATAGCTCCTTATACTTTATATCTGTAGTTCTATCTATAGAGTTGTTAAGGAGTACTTTTTTAGGTAAGTCCAGGTAATGTTGATCGTATTGTTCAAAAGATTTACAAAGAGTTTCAAATTGAGTAGGTGAATTGTAAGTTATGACATATAATCCAACCCTTTTGTAATCAACCGGAGCTTTTCCTCTAACGTTCTCAAATATAACTTTACTATTTTTGACTTTTTCAAAGAAGTAACTCATCAACCCATTGGATTCTATTTTACTATATGAAAATAAATCTGGGTATTTATATACCATTATGGAAAATAGAGATTCTTCTGTTCCCATTAAACTATTTCCTAAAGTTTCACTAAGTAGGGAATAGTATATATTTACTGTTTGTTCTATAGAGTCTTTTGGTCCTCCAAAAAATCCACCTCTAGCTACTAATTCTACTTTTTTACCAGCTAAATTACATAATTCTTTAAATTTAAAACCATGTATTTCATTTTCAGCTTGGTAGGGGAAACAAACAAAATTAAAGTTAGTAACTTGTTTACTAATTTTATCTATAACTAAGTCCGATGTAAAGTACCCTTTATGAACAGTGTTTGTTAGTCCGGCATCAATCCAGTACATTTGATCTGAATCAAAAGTATCCATTATTCTTGCGTCATTGAGTAAGAACATTTTGGACATTACTAACGGATTATAGTACTCTAAACTAGCTTGTGTAGATTCTTTTAACCATCCAGCTAAATTGTACCAATCCGGGTTTTTTCTTATTTCTTGAATTTTATTAAAAAATTCGTTATTAAACCAAGTCTTATCTCTTACGATAAACTGTGTATTTTCTTTAGATCTAATACTAAACACCGTTTCTCTCAAAGACTCTTCACCGAATATTATTAAGTTATGCGGTACCTCTAAAAGTTCTTTAAACTTAGGTATATAGTGGTCTTCAAACGATCTTCCCCAACCTTCTGATAATTCGGATCTACTGATATCCCATAATCCGGTAACTAAAGTAACTTTACTCATCTTTAAAAATTTTGTAGAAAGAATTTGATCCTGGTTGGACCCCTAAATAGTTTCGTTCGGTAGGTATATCATGACCCCAGTCTGAGAATTTAATATAATCTTGGTCTAAGAAGTTTTCTTCATATACTATAGATAGTATCTCTTCCTCTAGTGTGAGTATTTTTGCTGAAATAACTTGTGAAATTTTATCATCAAACTTTTCACATAGTTCTAAGACTTTATTTTTATCTCCTCCAAACAATCCTCCTACTACATGGGTAATTTTATCAGGGCCAGCTAAATTACTCTTAATTAGTGAAAAATGACGGCTGTAGTAACTGTCTATTCCTATAAACAGTAGTTTATCTTTTACTTTTGTATTGAGTTTTTCAAAAAATAAGGGGTTACATAAACTTTTTTTATTCTGTGGCCAATAGTTGTCAGGATTAGGTACTGTTCTTCTTTCTATCCCTCCTAAACTTTCCGGAAATAGACCATGATGAAATAGACCTCCATCTATCCAATAGTACCTTTCTGATTCGAAGTAGTTATTTTTTATAACCTCAGAAACAAAGTATGTTTTGGATAAACATAAATGGTAATTTCTATCATTATCCACAATTGAACGACCTTCAGCTAATCCGTTTTTATCAATTATGTTATAAAGCTCCTTAAGTTTATATATACTGTCTGAGTGTTTATAGTTGTTGAGATTATAGGGTATTACTTTGTAATTAAAGAACGCTTTTTTGGTAAAGTAATCTTGAATAACCTGTACTAGGTCGTCTTGAGTATAGACTACAATATTACAACCTAAATGTAGTAGGTTTTCAAACGGGGCGACATAATCTTCCCATCTATAACCTCTTCCACCTATTCTTGAATGAGGGCTGTGGTTATAAATTGCAGTTACAAGTGTATTCATGTTAGTTACCTAAATTACCTTCTATTCTATCACACCAACCTTTAGAAACCGAATGTGGCCATACTAACCATTTATGAGGAAGTGGTCCGGTGTATTCTCTCCAAATATTTAACCATTCACCATCAGCGCTAAAAATACGATCCATTTCTGTTTTTTCTGCGTCTTTTCTATAAAGATCAGCTCCATTCTCATCTAAGAAAGCTACTACCAGTAAATCGTAATCTGTCTCCGGTAAAGAATTTCTATGTACATTTATACAATGTTTAAATATACTAAAGAATGAATTTTCATAATCGTCTACTGGAGGGTTAGGGGCAAGAAAGTTTCCGGTAGTGTATTTCTGCACTCCTCTATCTCTAAATCTGATACCAGCGTATCTTTGATAATCACTTAACGAACGTTCAGTACCTAATCCATATATTCCAAAATCATTAGTCATTTCTTCCCCATCGGTACCTAATAACTGTCTTACCCTTTTGTGTGTATACGTATTAGTCTGTGACCATGTTTTGCTATCATCCCAGTGTTTAGTCCGGCCTTTTCTAGTATATTCATGCCATGCTACTACCTTGTGAGGGTGAAATAAATCATACCCATGTGTATACGCTCTTACTGCTATGCTAATTTCTTCTCCATGAAAATAGAATTCTGGATCGTGCTGTACTTCTTTAGCGAATTCCCCAACTGTAAAAGCAAAGTGAGCAGAGTAAAATCTAGCGCTTATTGGTTTAGATAGATATTGGTGATTTTCTATAGTCGAAGGTAGAAAGAACACAACTCCTTCTGGGGTAAACCTATCGAAGTCCATTTTCCAGGGAACTTGTACTCTTCCTTCTGGGTCATTATCGGGGTCAAAAGAAGATATGTAACTTGTAAGAAGTGGTTTTTTGAACCCTTCTTGTTGTAGAGACCTCAACATATTAATTAAGATACTATCCCACCCTTCAATAAATCTATGATGGGAGTCTAGTTGAAAAGTATACTTCTCTCCTTTGTAGTGTTGCTGTATTAAATTTCTTGCCCAACAAGCCCCTTTAGACTCTTGATATGGGACCTCTACTACATTAACCCTACTATCATCTTTGTATTGGTCTAAATTATCCCACTGGTCTTCTTTGGAAGTTTGCCAAACTACCGTTACTCTTAAATTATCAGGAAAATCTGCTTTCTCAAATAGATCATTCAACGTTGGAACTAATTGTGGATCTCTATAAGATGCTATTTGTACAAATATTGTATCTTCTGCTGTAATTGGATCTTCTTTTTGCATAATTTCTTTATCTATTTTATCCCACTTACCTTCTGGGCAGGCTCCAATAACAGGAGAAAAAACTTTACCTTTAAGTGCACATCCACATACTCCACATCTGTTAATACCTAAATCTGTTTTCTTATGCTCACAGGCATTGCAAATTTTTATTCTTTGGGATGCTAATTCAGATTGTTTATTATCTGGATTAAAGGCAATATTCCAAGCTTTAAAAATTTCTTCTAATTTATTCATAACATTTCAACTTTTTTATCCGTCACAGGATAAACAGTCTTCTGAAGTTCTTGAACCTATATCTCCGTTTATAACTGAATCTGTTCTTAGGTAATATAGTGTTTTTATTCCTAATTTCCAAGCAGTTTGGTGAACTAAGTTGATAAATTTAGGGCTATCTGTTGGATCGAACGCTAAGTTTAGAGATTGTGTTTGATCAATATATTTCTGCCTAACAGAAGCTTGTTCTACTAGAGCAAGTTGGTTTATTTCGGCAAATGTTAAGAATATCTCTTTATCATCTACTGGCATGATATCTTCTGGTAGGTTTGCTACAGATCCTCTATCTTTCATAATTTGATCCCAAACCTCATCTGTGTTATGTCCTTTATCCTCTAAGTATGACTCTAGGGCCGGGTTCTTTCTAATAAAAGTACCTTTTGCCGAGTTAAAAGTATAAACGTTAGCCGGGATTGGTTCAATACCTGCTGATACTCCTCCTGAAATCGTACTATTAGATACTGTTGGTGCAATAGCAAGTAGGTGTGTATTTCTCATACCAGTTCCTTTACACCATAGCGGTTCCCCGTACTCTTCTGCTAATTTTCTTGAAGCTGCCTCTGCTTCATTTTTAATTTTAGAGAAAATCTGGTGTGTATAAGATGTAGCTGCAATAGAGTTAAAAGGGATTCTTTCGTTTTGTAAAAATGTATGCCATCCTAGTACCCCTAGTCCAATCGCTCTACCTTTTTTAGCTGATCTGTGTGATCTAACCAAAGATTCTTTACCGTTAGTTTTTACTAAAAACTCTTCCATTACACCATCTAAGAAATAAATTGAAGTTTCAATTAAATCCGAGTTTTTCCACTCGTGGTATTTAGTAAGGTTTACTGAAGATAGACAGCAAATAAATGAATGTTCCTCATCTGTGTGTAGTGTAATCTCTGAACAGATATTGGTCATTGTTACATCTAGGTTGTTTCTTGTATAAGCAGGAGGATTTGCGTTATTAACGTTATCCTTAAACATAATATAAGGTTCTCCTGTTTCAACTCTTGACTTAAGTATTTCCACCCATGTCTCCATAGCCTCCGGTACTCTCCTGTCGAGTTTCTCCATAAAGTTATCATCCACTACAACACACTGATGTAGGTTTAGACACTGTCTATTAGGGTCTCCTTTAGGTCTTCTAATCTGTAGGAACTCTTTAATGTCTGGGTGATTAATATCTAGGTTTACAGATGCTGCTCCTCTTCTTACTGCTCCTTGATTGGTAGCAATAATAGTAGAATCATAAATTTTTGCCCAAGGCACAATCCCTTCAGATTGACCCATATCATCTTTACCAATTTTTCCTCCTCTTCCTCTTACTCTTGAAAGTCCAATTCCTACTCCTCCTCCAAGGGATGTCAATCTCATGAGTTCGGCATTAGTTAATCCAATACCTCTAATAGAATCAGGGGTGTCTATACCGAAACAAGAGATTGGTAATCCTTTATCTGTACCGGTATTAGAAAGTACCGGTGAAGCTAAGTTCAACCAACCCTTCCACATATATCGGAAGAATTTACTCTCTAAGTCTGGTCTATCTAATCTTTTGGCTACTGTTGAAGCAACTCTTTTGTATGCTAATTTTGGGGTTTCTCCCGGTAGTAGGTATCCTTTTGATACTGTTGCGATTGAAACTTCGTTCATCCATTCTGGATAATCTTTACCTGCTTCCCAAGAGGAAGTATCTACTGCTATACTCATAAATTATTCTCCTTTTTTTAAAACAACCCAAAGTGCTAAATAAACTATTCCTCCTAAGAAGAAAAACATTAAAGTTCTCCAAAGTATGGGATCAATTCCTGTATGTTCTCCTAATCCGTGACAAACTCCTCCTATATACCCTTTTTTAGGGTACCTAACTAATTTTTTCATAAAACTTTATATTAAAATGCTGAATCCCAATCCATATGCCCTTTTGAGTAGTTTGTTACTCTATTGGCAAAGAAATCTGTTTGTTGTTTTCCTGCGATAACTGCATCAAACCATTTCATAGTTTTTAATGCTCCTTTATCTATTTCCTCTGATGGTATTAAAGGTTTTAAACCTAAATCTCCCATCTTAGTATTTACTCTGTGTTTAATAAAGTTTTTTAATTCGTCTTTAGAAAGATTTTCTAAATCTCCCATTTCGAATACTTTATCTATAAAGTCAAACTCTAATTTTATTGCTGCTGCTGCAGCTTCTCTAATATCTGCTTCAAGTTGAGGTGTTTTAAACTCTGGGTGTTCTTCCATTAGAGTTTTAAATAACCAACAACCTGCATTACTGTGTAAAGATTCATCTCTTACAGACCATTCTACTATCTGTCCAACTCCTTTTAAAAGGTTTCTCATTTTAAATGAAAGTAACACTGCAAAGGAACTAAATAAGTTAACACCTTCTGTGAAAGCAGAGAAGATTGCGAGAGAGACAGCTCTTTGGTGCCAGTCTGGTGCATCATGAGAATCTCTAACTTCCATTAGATTTTCAATTTTAGCCATAGTAGCCTCATCTTCCATAAACTCAGCAAAGTTATCTAAACCTAACTGCTCATTTAATAATGAGTATGCTTCGGCGTGTATAGTTTCAAAAGAACCAAAAGTAACACCCATTGCAATAATTTCTGGTTTTCTAAACCAAGTAGTTACAAGGTTAGTCCAGTAATCGTTCACCACTGTTTCTGTCTGTGCAAATCCTTTTAAGATTCCTCCAATAAGATTCTTTTCATGGGGTTTAAGGTTGGATGACCAGTCGGTAACATCCTGTGCCATCGGTACTTCTGTATGTAACCAGTGAGCTTGTTGTTGCTTCATCCAATAGTCAAAAGCTTGTGGGTATTCAAATGGTTTGTAAACGACTCTTTCTTGCAATAAGCTCATATATAATTATATATTTGGTGTTAATTAAGACAAAAACATCCTCAAGTGGAAACCACCGAGGACGTGGTTATAAATAGAATATATATTTCGGTTTCAGATCAAAAAGTTATGACTTTTTATCAAAAACTTTAGCCATAGTTTCTCTATCTAAAGAGAAAACTGGTTTATCATCGGCTGCCATTAAATCAGCAGGATCTGCTTTGCCTTTAAATTCAATATGACCGTTATTTGTATCCATCATTACATCATAAGTCATACCATCTTGGCCGTATCTATTTTTCATAACGTGTATTCTACCTGTACCTAATACCTTGTCTTCTTTCTGACGAGAAAGTGATAAGCAGATATCGGCTACCATCATTTTATCATAAGAACCTGCAGCTTTATCTCCTTCAATTACTGAATCTTTGGCTCCCATTCGGTTAACTTGTGATGGGGTTAAGACAGGTATTTGAAACTCTTTGGCTAGCCCTTTAGTAGCGATAAATACATCATCGATTTCATCCTTGCGTTCTGCGAACTTACCTTTAGACGGTGCACGTAAATAATCAACGTAGTCGATTACAATCATATCTGGTTTATGGTCCATATCAATACATTTCTGGATATGAGACTTAATAGTGTTTACTGTAGCTCCTTTAGGCGGGTATTCTTTTACAATAAGTTTACCTTTAAGACCTTCAACTACTTTTTCAACTTCTCCTCTATGTTTATTTACTTCATCTATAGAGTATCCAGTAAAATAACAGTCGAATCGTTTACCTACATAATCTTCACCTAACTCTAAAGTATAGTAATTAACATTATACCCCATTTTAACAGCATGAGCTGCTGCAGCTACCATCGTCCAAGATTTACCTCCTCCTGGGTTACCAAATACGATAACTAAATCTCCTGGGCCAAAGCCTCCTTGGATTCCATCATTCATTAAAGGCCAAGGTGTAGGAACGGTAGGTCTATAGTTCTCTCTATATCGAGATTCTACATCTTTGTTGTACTCATGACCCATATTCTTATCCATTCCAGCTTTCATTGCTTTTTCAACCATATTTCTAATACCGTCGAAATCACCTTCTTTTAATAAGTCTGCTGAGGATAAGATTGCATGTTTCATTTCCTGGTTCTTACAAAATCCTAAGAACTCTTCCTGTACATACTCTAAATCGTCTTGGGTGGCTGCATAAGAGTTTCTTAACTCTTCTTTTAACGCTACAACTAAAATCTCGTTATCTAGTTTCTGAAGTTCTACTTTAAGCACATCCATTGTAACGGTAGTGTGGTACTTGTCAAAGTATTCCATAATGTTGTTGATAATCCACTTATGTGAATCGGCATCAAAATAGTCCTCTTTGAGTACGTCTCTAACGTTTAGTAGAAATTTCTTGTCTGTGAGTAATGATCCTAGTACTTTTAGTTGGAACCCCTTCCCGTACTGCTGTAAGCTCTTTAATGTCATCTAATAACCTTTTTATTATACTTAAATATATGATTTTTAATTCTATTTTCCTACTTTACTACTGTTAATCTTCTAAAGTTTTCTAACCACCCTTCAGTATTTTTTGTAATACCTTCAATCTTATCTTCATCAAGCAAATGTAAGAAAGCTCCGGTTTGTAGTTTATTGACCTCCTCTTTAAGTACATCCTTAACATGGTCCATTTCTTTCTGATCAAGATCAGTAATATGCAGGTCCATTAGTTTAAAGTTGGTTTCAACTCTATCCCATTCGGTAATTATTTTAGGAAAGATCTTCTTCTCATTCATCTTCTCTTCACATATGTTATAAACATAATCAAGAGTCATACCCGGTTTATTAACTAGGTCTGGAAATTGAGATAGAATAGTTTTAATTCCTAATCCTTTTACTCCGGCTAAATTATCAGAATTATCTCCTAATAACGCTTTTACAATATTATAATTTTCCGGTAGAACTTGAAGTTCTTCTTCTATATTACCTTTTGTAAACGTTTTCTTTTTTACTGGAGCGTATACTTCTACATATTCGTCTACAAGTTGTAAAAAATCTTTATCTGATGAAACTATTGTTAGTTTCTTTTTAGACTTAGAAGCTGTTTTAGCCAAATATGCTATAATATCATCAGCTTCCAATTTTTCCATCATAAGCTGCTGGACTGGTAGACATTCCAAGTAATCTTGAGTTCTAAATAACTGTCCAATTAATGCTTCAGTTTCTTCAGCTTTTGTATCATAAAGTCCCCAGTGGGTTATTCTTGAAGTAGCTCTCTGTGCTTTATAATTCGGATCAATATTTTTTCTGTTAGCTGAACCTCCCTTACCGTCCCATACAATTATAACTCTTGAAGGGTCAAAAGTTCTTGTAACAAACCCCAGTGATCGCAAGAAGCCTACCAGGCCGCCTACATGGTGACCTGATGGGTTCATTGCTTTGAGCAGTGAGAAGCTACGAATTAACATATTCATAGCATCTATGACCAAGATATGGTCATTCAGCTCTCGGGGTGGGGTGGGTTTGAGATTATCTAAAATGTTACTATAGTTCCCCATTAATCAAGAATTCCGGTAGTTATTTTTTCCTCTTCCATATCTCCTTCTTCAATAAGATCGAAGTCGATACTTCCAACTAATTTTAACCAGTGTTCTTTGTGGGCATCTCTATACTTATCAATAGCCTTTTTATCGTCTGGGATGAATCCATGTGCTGTCATTACAACTTTACCTCTAGACTGAACTCCTCCAATATGGTTCTTTTCAATCTGGATGTTAGTTCTTTTGGCAAACTCGACTTGAAGGCCGTCTTTTACAGCTTTAATCTTAGAAGTTCCAGGGTTTGTAATGTTACCAAAAGTAACTACTAATGTAGCATCATACCACATAGACATTCCTCCTTTATTCTGTAGTTTAGGCTGACCCATAGGGTGTTCAGGCTTTTGTGTCCATACCTTATTAATAGCTACTAGAGTATTTGTATAAGGTGAGTTCTCTTTTCTTGATAATAGAATCTTTTGATTCAAGTTATTACCAAATTGAGTAGACATCGCACCTGCATTCCATTCATTATTGTTCTTATTAGAACGTACTGATAAATCACAAGGAATAGATCCAATTGAATCCCAGAAGAAACACATATCGAATGGTAAGTTACCTTTAGACTGTTCGTCCATTAAGTCAGCCATATAGACTGCTACCTCTTCGATAGTATTTAATGTACCCCTATCAGCATATAGGAAGTGACCTTCATAATCGGTTACAGTTCCATCAGCATCTTTAACTTCTTCGAACTGTAGTCCCATTTCTTTAGCATGGTCCCAAGACCATTTCATCTCCGATATGATAAAAACTGGCAGTATGCCCAATTTCTGGGCATTGACTGCAGCTTCTAGTAGGGCAGTTGTTTTGCCCGTATCACTATGTCCGCGAAGGAGTGTGATGTGTCCGGTAGGAATACCGGGGAGGGAGGTGATATCTTGGTATGCTTGAGAAAGAGGTATCCATTCTTGTTGTTTGAACTTAACCGAGGCTTCAGAAAAACCTTTCTTCTTCTTAAAATTGCCAAGGTTAAAATTCTTCTTGACTGCCGCAGATGCGGCCTCTTGTACTTCTTTCTTCTTAGCCATAAATATTACTCGTTAAATAGATCGTCAAATTTACTAACTGTATCTTGTTTTCCTACAGTTGCTGCTTCAGTAGTAAACGCAGCAGGTACTTTCTCTTGTCCTAAACTTGCAGGTAAAGAAGTATCGATGTTTGAGTTTGTTGAGGCAGCAGGAGCTGCTTCAGCTACAGAAGAGGGATCTAAATAACCTTGTAATTGTTTCTTAATGAAAGCGTAATCGTATTCATTATGAACTTCTTTAGGGTCTGGTTGTTCTTTTAACCACTTATCCAATAACGCACTATCTTCTGTTAAACCTGAAGAGTTACGTTTAGGTCTTAATGAGGTTTCTGGGTAAGGATTACCTGCAGTCATAGTAACTGTAAGGTCTGTACCGTTTACCGGGTCTGTAATATCTCCGTAATCTTCGTCAGAAATAATAGCTAGTAAGGCTTTATAGATAGTAATACCAAATCCCCATAATCTAACTCCTTTTTCTTCTTCTCCTCTAACAATTACAGGAGCAAAGATTCTAGTCTTAGGATTCAATTTACCCGCTAATGACCAGTTGTCTTTATCAGAAGTCTTTTTTAGTTCGGCTACGAACTCCTCGATTGGATCTTGCTTACCAAAGTTTGATAAAGCTACCATCGGGTACTTTCCAACTCCATAATGGAATTTCATTTCCGTAAACGGCATGGAAGGATCATAAGTAGAAGGAACTAAACGTACTGTCTGTTCTCCTAATTGCGGTTTCCAAAAAATAGTTGAATAGTCAATTTTTTCTCTCTCTTGACCATTAGAGCTCAAAGCATCTAGCTTTGCTTGAATTGCACTCAAATCCATAATAATAACATTTTAATTATAACTTATTTATTCAATATAAGAACTAAATTCTAGTTTTCCAACTTTTAAAGTATATTTTTAAAAACTTCAACACTTTCTTTCCCTACTCTTAATCCATTTACATCACAATGTTTACACGCAGGTATTTCGATTCTATTCCCTTTTAAAAGTGTTTTTCTTATGTGGTTATATCTTGAACTAGTCCATAATTCTGGAAAGGGTTTATTTGTGATATTGTTTAAATTTTTTTCTTGTCTTTGCCAATCTTTACTACATAGTAATACGTCTCCATTCCAATCTACAATTGCTTTATAAAATGGAATGTAACATCCTCTTTGTTGGGGTTCTACTTTATTAAATATTCCTCCTCTATTGGTTAATCCATATTCTTTAAAAATTGTAACCTCACCTGTATCTTCTAAATGCCTAATCTGTATTTTAATTTGATTACCGTAAGGTTTAAAGTGGTGTGAAAGTTTCTCTAAATGCTCTTTGTTATCATAACAGTTTACAATCAGTAGTTGAACTCCTATATTTATATAATCTTCAACTTTTTGTCTTCCCTTTAAGAATACATCCCCGTTAGTCATGGTGTATGTATAAAAATACGGTGTAAATTCTGCTAGAAGGTCTAGTATGTTTTTTGCTAATACCGGTTCTCCAAACCCTACAAATCCTACTTCTCCTGTATACTTAGCTGCTTGCAATTGTTCTGAAAGTAGTTTTGCTGTTTCTAATTTCATATGTAGGTTAGAATTTGGATATAATTCTGCATTTACTCTTGGACAAAAACTACATGTTCTGTTACAAAGTTCAGTCGGATTTATCTCTAAATTACGTAGCCCGGGGAGTAGTGTATTATTAATACTATCTGCAGTAACTTCTTCCCACCTAAATTGAAATTTATTAACTTTCATACTACCTTGATTGATCTGGAGATTTATACCAGAGGCTGAGTTCTCCAATTTCTATATGTTGAGGAGTCTCAATCGCCCACTTTACTGCTGATGCAACTTCCATTGAGGTTAGCATTCCTTTTCCGGTTTTTTGTGTAGAGAGGGTCATATTGGTTTTAACTAACCCGGGATTTATAGTAATAATTCTACATTTCCTGTCTGTCTTAAATCCGCAAAGGTAAGCTTGATGGTTAAGTGACGCCTTGTATGCTGAGTATCCGGACCAGTTTTTACTCATACCTGGGTACTTTGATTGACTGGAAATATTTACAATTGTTTTGTTTTCATCGTAAATCCATTCAGTAAAGAATAATGTAAATAGTTCAGTTTGTGCATTTTCAAAGTATGCGTTATTAATAAATACATTACTATTTTTTGCTGCGTTAAGAATCTCTAACCTACCGTCTTCTGTAGATATATCGTAGTTATTAGACCTACTGTATCCTTTTACTGAGTAGGCGGTAGATAAACTCTCATATAGGGCTTTTCCAATTCCTTTTGTATGTCCTGTTAAGGAGATCTCCAACATAACCTTTATTAAACCTTATTTATCTAATTCAATAATTTGAAATAATTTAGTGTTGATTCTTTTTAGTTCTGGACCTTTAGTGAGTAGTATACAGTTTCTATAATCTGCCCAGTTGACTCTGTAGCTAGGGTCAGGTACGCCTCCGTTAAGTTCCTTAATCAAGGTATTCAAAGCGTTAATCGTATATAAGGTATTCGATTCTTTTTTTCTATGTACCAGGATGGTATTGTCTAAAAACGTTCCTACGTTTCCAAAATCAACATTATATGTACAGATGTATTCGTCTTGGCTTTTTGAATATAGGACAAATATTTTGCTGTAAATAATCTTGTATCTTTCCTGTATTGTATCAAGTACTCCTGCCAAAGTTTCTTCAGTGGCAAACGTACAAAACAGTTTGTTACTCATATCTTCATTTAAATAAATTGGCTCGATATCATAATCGAACAGTGGACTTACAACATTTTGTGTCATATATAAATATTAAACTGTTTTATAAAACAAGATCTTTACTAAATTTAAATTTTACCGGGTATTTCTTCTCGGATTCCATTATTCTCTGTACTTCTTCTAATGTTTCTTTCCCATCCTCTTTATAGAAGTCAAATAGTATAGCATCATAGGTATATAAGACAATTTTGGTTTTTTTGTCTTTTAAGTACCTTAGTACATCTTTTAAGATAAGTATATTTCTTGCGGTCTCCAACGATTGCATCATATAGTTCATTAATTTCGCTGGATGCATCTCTTTTAACTCTTTGGTGAAGGGTTTATCCGAGATAGGATTGTAGACTACTCCATTATCGTTGTAGAAGTTCCACATATCGTCAATATACTGTTGTATTTTTTGAAATATCTCTAAATTACGGTGCTGTTCAGGTATTTTTCCATAAATTGCCTGAAAGTTAATCTGTTTTGCCTCTAAATACTGTTCTTCAGTAATATCTTCTGTACCAAAGTAGTGTTTAGCAAGCTGTTTGTGTGCTGATTCATCTGTTAAAGGGTAATCAATCTGATCGCTAAGTAAACGAAGGTGGTAGCCATCAAAATCGAATTCAACAAAGAAATCACCGGTCGGGTGGAAGCAAGCTCTGTGCTCTGGATCTTTAGGTATAGCAGCGAAATTAACAGAATTAAAAGCATTAGTAGGTCTAGATGTCGCATTGTACAGGTTGTATTGGGTTAGAACTATATTATCTTGAATATTATATTTAGGATCTCGGGGAGTAAATAACCTTACAAAGTTTTCATAGTATATTCCTAAACCTTGCTGCTCTAATAAGAAGAATACATTAGTAGCTGTCGTATTATAAAATTCAAAACCTTTTGGTATGGTGTATTCCAGTACATGACCTACTTGTCCAAATATTTTCTCACATGATTCATGTAATTTAGATATAGGAATTAACTGGTTTATGTTTTCAAAGTCTTTAAATTTGTTGTAGAAGTAATTTAAAGTACTGTTCTCTTTTGTATACTCTAGTCTATCAAACTTTACCATTGAGTATAGTAACGATAGATCTATGGCACCTTGTAGATTAAAGTGGTAGAGTAGGTTTTTCTTGTCTAATGTGTAGAGTGTTGAAGCTTGTGAAAGAAGTCTGTAGACACGTTCTTTTGGTACGTTTATACCTTCGTCATGATTTATAGGAATAATGAATCCTTGTTCACTACCTACTATTCGGATATATACGGCAATTGTAGAGGTAAGTTTAGGATGGTATAAGTCATTTGAAGATACTACATCCACATAACAACCTAATTTTACTAAACCCTCTAAATGGACTAATTTAGATTCTTCTTCAACTATATAAAACATTTTTAAAATAACCTTTTATATAATATAAGAAGAATTTTCTATTCTACAAACTCTTTGTAGTCTTTAATATAGTCTTTTAATCCTGGAAGTAGATTATCGAATCCTTCTATGGTTTTTTTATTTTTAGATTCAGCTCCTTCATATAGGTATTTACCTTTAAATGCTGTTTCAGCTGGACCTTTAATTCTCCATTCTACTTCAACTCCTTTAATATAGGTTTTAGAAGTAAATTTATAATACGTCTCTTTTAAAACTTCTATTATACGTTTATTCCTAGTATCTTGAATATAGTATCTTTTGAAGGTAGGTTTAGTTCTATCTAATGTTGATTCATCTACTCTTTGTGGAATAAACCGGAGTGTATTCTCTTCTACGCTGCCATTACTTAACTGTGTAAGTAGTTTGTTATCTGTACCTGGTGATTCACCTGTATAGAATTCCTGTTTATATGTCTCAAAATACCATCCGGTATAAGGTCTACCGGAAGGTAATGTAAATTCTTCTCCTCGGGTGTATTTAGCGGCTTTATATTTTGACTTAGGTAGGTACATTATGCTGGGTTTCCTGGTGAGTTAGTTAAGAACATTTGTTTTTCAGCAGCTCTTCTTTTTGTAAGACCGGGTAGAACTTTACCTGCAGCTTTATTCCAAACTAAGAATTGATCTGCTGCTGCTACATAATCTTTACTGTTTATCTTCTTACGTAAGGTACTGTTTGCTAGATTTCCTGGCCCTAAGTTGTAGGTGAACGAAACTAAAGCGTCAAATTCCTCTTGAGTTACATCTACTCTTATATACCTCTTAACGTGATTTTCAAATTCTGCTATATCTGCTTTAAAATATTCTTCTGCTTGTCCTTCTGTAATGGTGGTTCCAAGCTGGACGGGTTTTCCTTTTATTCTTGTTGTTCCATACCCAATTGTAATAGGGTTGAATCCGCTGCCTGGATCTACATATGCATTTAATCTGAGATCTTCGTGTTTTTTAATTTCTTGTAAACCTCTGTTTGAAACTTTTAAATCAGCTATAGGCTTTCTAAATCCTTTTCCTGCTGAAATTGCAGCTACTTCTGATACAAAGTCATCTACCTGTTCTAATGGTTTCTGTATATCATATGTGGGTATTTCTTCGTCAAGTTTCTTTATGATTATCATTTGAGCTTTAATATCGGTTACCCATCTACTGCTTTTAATTGAATGTGATACTCCGGTAATCATAAATCCAATACTACCTCTATATCTTTTTGGTATTATTGTATCGTCTATTCTGAATGCTTGTCCAATTTTCATACCTCCGATTCCTTTCATTGTAAAAGAAAGCTCAAAAGGTATTAGGCCTGCAGGATTAGTTTTCTGCTTTTTTGAATAATATTCTAAGATTCTTACCATTAATAGACGGAAAGTAGGTCCTAATCCCTGTATATCTTCAGTATTGTATTTTATAAAATACTTATTTGCTCCATTTAATTTTTTAACAAATTCACCTAGCCTTTTAATATCTTCTTGTGGTATTTCAGCTTTTTCGTAAGTTGAATTAGTAGTTACGTTTTTCCGTCTATTATGCCTGTCTTCCAAACCTCTCTGCCAAGTTTGCATAGCTAGCATATCTGTTCCTACATTAGTACTTCCTGCTTGAGCAGCTATTGCCATCATAGTAGTAACTGAGCTGCTTAGTTTAGATGCAAAAGTTAAATTTTCTAATGTCGAATTTAATCCAATAAGGTCTACAAAAGATTCTTTTAATACTCCTTCATCCGGTGTTAATTTTTTATCTACAATATAGTATGTAGATTCAAATTCTTCGTAATGTAGTTGAAATTCGTTTATGTCACCTAAATTACCCTGTATTCCAGTTATAACTGAATTTAAGAAATCAAAGACACTTTTTGCTTTTACATCTTCTGCAGCGATTGTTTGATCTGCACATCCTAAAATATAATCTATATTTACATATATATTTAGTAAATCCTCTTCACTAAAAGGTATTTTTCCTTGTTCTGATACTTTATAATGTAATGCTCTAGTTTCAGCAAGAAGAGAAGAACTAGTTTTAGGTAGTACGCAAATTAGAGGATCTAATCCAAAATGAGCGTCAAATGTTAAAAAGGAAGTAGGTGTTTCATTTCCTTTAGACCCAAAGTGGAATTTAATTATTTCACCGTGTTCATTTTTTAAAGTAAAGATCTGGTTTATAAGTTGCATCAAAGTGCTTAATGTAATATACCTTGTCCACTGTTGGGAGTTATTTACTATATTACCATCAAGCTGTGTTCTTATTACATGGAAAGACCTTCCTACTTCTTCTACTTGTGTTTTTAGTGTTTTGTATAATTGAGGTACATTTTTTTCTAGTGCATCTGTTATAGAATTTGTACTAAGATCTTCTTCTTCTACAGGGCCAGTAAAGTATTTTCTAGTTTCCGCATACTTAACTGTATTAAGAAAAGCATGTAACGGTGTTGTATTTAAACTTTCATTAAAATATGGAGAAGAAGTATCTAAATTTATATTTGATGAAGGAGAAATGATCATACTAAGTGATTCAATTAATTCTCCTTTTGATACTATGTCTACTTTACAATCATAACCGCCATCTAAGTTAAATGACCATACAAAGTTTTTTATAATACCGTACATACCGTCATAGTTACCGGAACTGTATTCTTTTATTCTAGTGATTTGATCATGTATATCCTGACCTTTCATTGAATTAAAAAACGTATCCGGGAAAGGGAAAATAGTATTTTGGAATACTCCTGCATTATTATAATATAGTGAATGTCCCCATTCAAGTAGTACTGAAAATCCTGGTCTTAAAAATAACTGCTCTAACTCATCTAACTCTTCTACAGAGTTAACTTTGAAATCTACTGAGGCTATTCTTAGTGTACCGAAGTTATTTTTAGCTTCTACTTGGAAGCCTGTTATACCGGCCATTGGTCTGTATCCTAATGTATCCGATTTACTATAAGCATTGTCTTTATCATTAAAGATACCTCCTTGTATTCTATTATTGGCTAAAGTTCCTCCTAGTAGCACTCTATTTTTAGAGGGTAAATTTGAATATCCACCATTTTCACTTAATACGTCTACAGAAGAAGTCATTTTTACCCAACCTGTATTGCTATTCAGGTATAGAATATCTTCATTTATCCTACCAGCCTGTTTAGATACTTTCTCTTTTCTTACTGAAAGTTGATCGATTACAGTATCATCTAGAGGGCCTCCTACTATTGAACTTGGTTTATATCCTAATGACATTTTATCTTGTTGAGTTTACCTCGTTATATAACTTAATTGCATTTGACTTATCAGCTGGTATTCTTAATTGAACACCCGGTGTAACTGCTAAAGAAGCTCTTTGGTGATTATTTGCTGATGCTATAACCCACCATAGAGATGAGTCTTTATAGAACTGCAGAGCAAGTGTATCATACCTATCTCCTATAGTTGTTATAATGTAAATATCGTCTTCTGTAGGTGGAACTGTAGGGTATATAGGGTTACTCCTGTACCTAGTTCCTCCTTCTGTTACGCTGCTGTCTATGTCTCTATATCTACTCATATAACTATGCTTTTACTTCGGGCTGTCTTACAGGAGTTCCTGGTTCACCATTTTGACTTTTTGTAAAGAATAATGTTTCAGGATTTGTTTCAGGTGCAACATCTGTAGTAATATAGTGATACAGTCCTGTTTGAGGGGTAAATGTATGAATTGGTGTAAAGTTTACCTGGCAGTCTAATACCATAGGTAATTCTTGCTGATCATTATCAACTCCAGTATTTCCATTACCAGCTCCATTATTATTTAATGCTATTTCCCATTGATAGTCTTGCTGCCAACTATAATTAACACTTGATAAAAATCCGGGTACTTCTCTTAAATAGTCTCCTACTGTTAGTTTAACTAAAGTTCCTCTCATAAATCCATCTTGATAAGTTGGAGCTGTAGTAGAAGCAAGAGTAACTATTTTCTGGTATAGAGGACGCATTTCCCATCTTGTCTGAGCTGCTATCTTAAACCCTAAGCTAATCTGTCTATCAAAACCTTGGTATGTATGAAAGTTTTCACCTCTTCCAACATAATTAAAAGAATTCCAATTTCCTGTAAAGTTATCAGAAAAAGTATCTAGGTAAGCTCTAAAATGTAAATATGTGTTATCTTCAGGAGTTATGACGTTAAATCTAAATTTAATTAGATCGTTGACTTCTTTTGCCGGTTTTTTCTCTCCTTTATATGGTCCAAGTAAATTTATTTTGTCTTGAGTTTGTATAAAGTTTCCTGTAGCGTATGAATCAGAAATATTACGTTTTATACTTGCAACATCCCCTAGTAGAATTCGGTTTTCTTTTCTAACCTCATTTTTCGGATTGTTTACTTTTGGAACTCCATTACCGTCTGAGGGAAGAAACTTTGTACTTACTTGAGGGGTGTTATCTACTTCTCTTTCTCTAGGTGCTTCGACCGGTGCTTCGGATGCCCATGTTGCGTCTGCAAGTATTGGAGCGCCATTTCTTGCTAGAACGTGCGGGGCAACATCTATTTTACCGTACAAGTAAGTACCTTTCCCTTTACCTGCAAAACCTTTGACAAAATGAGTACCAGTTCCATTCAAAGGAACTTGAGCTAGGGTAGAACCAATAATTTTAACAGAGTTAAAAAGATTTGCACCTATACCGCTTAATATATTTCCTGCTACTGTTTTATTCGGATCACTTTTTGGTGTTACCTTAGCTGCATTTAAAGCTGTTTCGTTAGCAAGGTACTTTAGACCAGGTTTCTGGGTTAGTATAGTTCCAATTCGTTTTAAATCGTCTATTCTTTTAGAAGCTTGATTTGAGGACGGTCCAGCCTGTCTTATATCTGTAGGTATGGTTTTTTGTACAATAGGTTCTGTACCTATGGTAGCGGTATCTCCATACTTCAGTTTATTCAACTGGGTTAAGTTACCCTCTATGTAGTTTCTTAGAATAGCCATTTAGTCTTACTTGGGTAAGTTATCTACGTACTTTGCTCCTATCTTCCCGTTTAAGTCTAAAGTAGACGCTGGATATTCTCCTTCTGGGGTGTTATTAATAGAGGTGGTGTTGTGTAAAGTCGAAGCTTTATCTGCACCAGGTAGTTTAGAAGGTGTTTGACCTTTTAATCCGTAGGGTGATTGTGTTAGTTTATCTAATAATGCCATATCTTTTTAGTATAAATAGTTTAGTATGATTTATATGTTGATAAAGCTAGTGTATGTCCAACTTTATTTCCATCCATGTATACGTGCCCTCCTGATTTAACAACTGATATTAATTCGTCAAGTTTTGCATATAGTTGATTGAGCGGTATCACAGCTTCTGGGCCTGCTTCTCCTATTAATGCTCTTGTAGGGCTGGTAACTATCCCTCCTGTTGCCAGTTCAGGTTCCTCGTTTGCTGTAGGAGTTATAGTACCGGAATTGCTTAAGTCTCGAGCTGCTATACCAGCGTCTATACCGAGTGAAGATACAGTTCCAAGACCTGGTGCTACTAAGTCGAGTAGACCTGCTGCTGCAGATAATGTTTCAAGACCGGCTCCTGTAAGATCTCCTTTTATTAATCGATCAATAGCAAATCCAATTCCAAGTACAGATCCTAAGATGGGTATTCTTTTGACTAACCCTTTACCGGTAAATTTGGCAGCCATTTTTCCCATACCCTTAGCACCTACTTTTTCTGCTGCTTTTACTTCTTGCATTGCAGTTTTTCCTCCAAAATCTGAAAGTATTTGTTTATCGGGTAAATTTTTAGCTGAAGCTTTTGCAAAGTTAGAACCTCCTTTTTCTCCACCTTTGCTGAATATTTTTCCAATACTTTTAAAAACACTTCCTAATTTAGATATATTTCCAAACCTAAGAGCTGCCAAACTTGTTAAAGCTATTAAAGCAGTACCTGCATGACCTGCAAAGAAGGACATTATATTAGCTATTATATTGAGCGGGTCTTTAAAAGCTTTCATAGATTCTTGCATCTGCGTTGTTAGGTTTGCTGTTGCTTCAGCATTAGACATATTAGATTTTTGAAAATCTATTTCGTCTTTACCTAGTTTTTTTAATGCTTCTGCCCTATCTAACCCTTTACCTTCTAGTACTGCAACTTGTTGAGCGAGTGAAAGTTCTTTAAATCTATCTTGTAGTAGTGTTTTATCTAAACTTTTTAGTGTTTCTCTACGAAGTAGCATTTTAGATGCTTCCTCTCGTGAAAGACCCATACTTTTA